GATAGTTGTCTTTTAGATTACAGCCTCGCTTAATCCAGCCAGTAAGTTCGTTTACAGACATTTCTTTGCGATCAACTATGCGACATACTCTTACTTTTGGGACTCTCATTTTTGTAAGTGTCGATTCTTTTGCTTTCTTACCATAGTTAGGATTATTACTACCAGAAAAATCTGCGTGATTATCCTTCATTTTTTGTTTTTGCTTATCTGTTCGTTTAGAGCCCTTATGTTTAGTATGCCCAAACTTTTTTCGTTCTTCTGTAGAATATGTTTTACCTATGTTCCAACCGCCACCACCGTTTTCTATGGTTCTATTAGCCCAAATTCTGTTACCAAAATCATCCACAGAAGTTGTAATGCGGTATAGGTTACTGTAATGCCTACCAAGAGATACCATTTCATCACGATTTTTTCCGGAATAAATAACTTGAGTAGTAATATCGTCACCGTGTTGTTTAATATGCTTTTTCCAATCAATGCCCGAGCCTTTGTATTCGTAAGGATCGTAATGAGTTTGACCTAAATATTTTAGTCCTGTTTTCTTATGCGTCTTAATGTAAAGCGTGTAAATAGTCATTGCTGATAGTTCCTTTTTAACTGTTAGAGTAGTTGGATCTGCCAGGATCGCGAACTACACTTATTTAGTTCATATTCATCTTTCATTGATTTTATTAGGTTACCAAAATAGTTGACAGTATGGTTAAATTCTGTTACAATAATAGTATAGAGTTAAAAGGATGAATTGTAAAATGACACCACAACAAATGATTTTGAAACTAAGAAGCGGAAGACTCGACGAACTAGATGTTTGCGGTTATGAAATCGCTAATATGATTCAGGAACTACTGGATACAATTAGAACCCTTAATAATATTAATAGAAATAGCGAAGGATTATATTCGCTCGAAGATGAGAATGATTGATAACTTTAATAATGCTGTTACTAATAACGATCATCTGATAGGATACCGTTGCTATCGATGTAGCGGTGTGTTCCAAAGTATGTGGGCACCACTTGTAATAAATGTCGTGACGAAGAATCATATTATGCGGCTATGAAAAAAGGATTATTAAATGGATAAAACCATAAAGGTTTTTAAAATTACAGTTGTTGTTTTTTTAATGATTTTATCAGTAGCGATGTTTATTATGTTAGATGATCATACTGTAAAGTATGATTGTAATATGTTGATGGGCGGATGGCATCCTGATGTACCAGCCCAAGTACAAGAAGAATGTAGAAAAGGAACACAAACATGACTTTAATAGCCAAACCTATTGTTGATAAACAGTTTTGGGTAATACAGCAAAACGAAGAAAAAGTTGGCAACGTAGAAGCCTGTGCCGGTGGGTATCAAGTAAAAATAAACAATCAAGTAATAGCACAATACAAAACTATAAAATTAGTTGAGCGTAATGTTGACATACAATTTGAACCTTCCGCCAAAATAGTAAAGAAAAAGATATCTACCAATACCGTACACGGATTTCCCACAGCAGGTAGAGCGCACAATCCTATGTGGGACGTACCACAAAAATTACCAGTGTATACTAAAACAAAAAAAAGTAAAAGTTGGCATGCCGCCGGCTGGTATACAGTTAAAAAAGGTCGTAAATGGGAAGCTATGCAAGATCCCAAATTAATTTTATTACAAAGATATCCTTATAAAGGACCATTTCATACAGAAGAAGAGGCAATACCAAAATGACAAATTTATTTCGTGACCAAGAAAAATTCATGCGAGCTTGCGAACAAACAGTAGACGAGGAAAACATTTCACAATATGCTATGTATTTGAAATTAATCGATGAAGAAGTTTCCGAACTACATCAGGCTGTTGTTGCTAATGATAAGGTAGAACAGTTAGATGCCCTTGTTGATATTTTAGTTGTCACCATAGGAGCCATACATAGCGCAGGCTTTGATGGCGAAGGTGCTTGGAAAGAAGTTATGTCCACTAACTTTGCCAAAATCGATCGTCAATTAGGTAAGGTACGTCGCAGAGAAGATGGTAAAGTTTTAAAACCTGATGGATGGATACCTCCTCAATTAGAAAACTTTTTGAAGAGGTAACAGTGAGCTTACATCTACAAAAATTTATAGAACGCATACGTGGGCACGAAGCTCGTGGTGTTAAAGATTTTGTAATGCCAATGGCGGATGCCAAAGGCATGCACGCTGATTTAACTGAATTGCTTCTTGAACTTAAACAGTATCAAGAAGCCGAGCTGTCGTCAAAAGACGAAGTCATACAGGTTCAAATCGATGGCGGAAAATTTTAATATGCGTCTATTTACTATATAAATATAGCATTATGTCACGTCCTAAACCAAAAATTTTAGCAGAAGTAACAAATAAATCTACTTACAAAAGTGAGCAGGTGCTAGCCTCTGAAGGTATTTGGGCGGTGTATTTTTCCGATGAACCTATCAATTTAAAAACCAGCAATATGTTAGTTCAATACCCTGGACCCAAATATAAAAAAGTATCATTTAGTAATCCAGGACATGCCATTAATCTAGCTAAAAAACTAAATCAACAATTTAAAACAGACAAATTTAGTGTAGTATTGCTAAAGCAAGGCGATAAAATTTTTCCTTAATGTGCGCGATCTTAGACAACAATTAACACACGATTTAGTAAAAAAATTAGATGTTGATTTAGGTATTACCTATAAAATTGCCATGAAAACTTGGTGGCATAATATAAGACCAGATGGCGGTATGCGACTTACTGACAAAGGTTATCAAATATTAAATCAAATGCTTAAACTGCCACAATACAAAATTGAGTTGACTGGTATCAATAAAATAAACAATAGTGTGTTGTTAGACTTAGATAGGAAAATACAGAATCCCTATTACATTATGGCCAAACATACAGTTCCATATAGACTTGTGTTATTTGGGGATAAAGAAGCTATGTTAATTACATTATATGGGGATTTAATTAAATTTTTGAACAATTATTCTGTTGATTCTGTCCAAAAAACCAGCTAAAGTATAGTACTAATGTCAATAGCGAATAAATATTAGACTATGGACCAACGAAGGAAATCTATAGAAAAAAGACTACTAAAAGAAATTTTTTCTAATGATAAAATAGCGCAGTCTAAAAAAATACGAGTTCAACTACATCTAGCTTGGCACGCTCGTGGCAATCTCCCAATTGACGGCAATATAGTGAAAGGATATAATTAGTATGATGATAACTATAACCGCATTAATCATCGGGGCTGTAATTGTATATTCAATGATTGAAATCAAAGATTACATTAACAACACCCGCAACTGAATATTATCTCTAGCAATAATGCTAGAATTAATATACGTAACAGAGATGTTACATTTTTAAAAGGAAATCAAGAATGAAAAAAATTATAGCAATTTTAGTATCAACTTTTGTAGTAGGCTCAGCTATGGCTGCGTCGGTATCTTTAGAAGACCAATTCCAAAGTGGTGACAATGGTGCGGCTGATAGCCATAACTATTCTGTAACTATCAAAGAATCTGTTACTAAAAATATCACAGCTGACATTGCTGCAACACAGTATGTGAGTCCTACTGACAGTTTAAGTACTCGTGCTGAAGTAGGTGGTACATATAGTCATCCAGTTGGACCAGTAGGAGTTTATACTCGTGTAGCTGTTGGCAATAAATTTACAGGCAGCACAGACTTTGGATACTATTCAGTTGAACCAGGTGTTACAGCGGCATTAGGATCTGGAGTTTCAGCTAAATTGGGATATCGCTATCGCACAGCATTTGACAACACTATCAGCGACAAGACTAACACAGTACGTGCTACAGTTGCTTATGATTTAACTAAGAAAGATCAAATCGGTGTACGCTATGACAAGCAGTATGGTGATAGTCAATCACACACAGTGAATTTAATTTATACACGTGGTTTCTAATAGTAACTAGCATCAAAAACCCGCTTAGGCGGGTTTTTCTTGACTTTTTATTGTAAATAATATATAATGTTAGTATTGTTGTAATTCCTTTGTAGTAAAGGCATTGTGGACGTGGGTTCGATTCCCACCATCTCCACCGAAGTGTATTGTGCAACCAAATGGGAGTGCAAAGTTCGTGGGACAGTATATTTCGTTGGGGGTGACCTGGTTTCGACATGGTGAGATAGCGAAAAAGGCAACACGGGAAGGTGAAACCCGTAGGGTTGGGGAGACTCGGCCGTAGAAGCAAATCTCGTAAATGCAAAAGCATCTACTGGCGAAGTAACTGTTTCAGGTAAGAACATCAAGTTCCGCACTTTAGCAGCCAAAGGCCAATCTTTAGCAGTTTAATCACTGCTTTGCGGAGTTATCCGTCGAAACAGAAAATAACAGATAGGAGCTTCGGCTCCTATTCTTTTGACAGCAATCTCTGGTTGACTTTTATGTAAATAACAAGTATAATATATAAATTACTTAAAGAAAGGCAAATATGGCTGGAACATCAAAATCAATTTACTTAACAATATACAAAAAAGGCACATTAAAAACTGAGTTTACAAAAGTATTTTTTAATGCCAAAGATTATAATGCTTATGTTAAAAAAGATGAATTCCAAGAAAAATGGCCTAAAGCTGAATTTGATATTATAAAAGAAATTTATTAAAGGAGGGCATGATGCCCAGTGTATTTTTAGTAAGTGACACACACTTTGGGCACAAAGGAGTATGCCACTTTACACGTAACGATGGAGTAACTAAACTTCGACCCTGGGACACTCCTGAGGAGATGGACGAAGCTATGATTGCGAAATGGAACGAACGTGTTAAGCCTACGGATAAAGTTTATCACTTAGGTGACGTTGTTATTAACCGTAGGGCTTTACCGACGCTAGCCAGATTAAACGGTGACAAAGTTTTAATTCGTGGAAACCATGACATTTTTCCAGATGACGAATATCGTCAATACTTTCGCGAATTACGTGCTTACCATGTGATGAACGGAATGATATTGAGTCATATTCCTATTCATCCAGAAAGTCTAGGAAGATTTGGAACTAACATACATGGACACTTACACGCTAGTCGTGTGATGTTATCTGGATTCAACGGTAAACAAACTGATATCGTTGATACAAGATATCACTGCGTATGCGTTGAGCAAACTGACTTCGCACCAATCTTGTTTGAAGAAGTTCTAGCACGTATCGAAGCTGAAGGTGGACAAATAGGTTTCCAAAATGGGAATGGTACCACCCAAACCAGTATGTAATTGCTGATCCCTCTAGTATTCAGCATCCGCCGGGGCGAAACAGGGAATGGGCTGCCGTCTGCGGGGTTTGATAGTTTTCCTGACACACAAAAAATTATCACTTATTCAATCAGCTAAATATTTCCATAATGAATATCATATGCGGTCCTGCCGATGATCAACGTGAAATAACACTTACACTACCTAACAAAAGATCTAGAATAGGAGTTTTAGTAAGCGGTGGCATAGACAGTGCTATACTGTATTACCTGTTGCATTTAGAAAACACCGCCACAGGTAATATTCACGAAATACGCCCTATTTCAATTTTAAGAAAAGAAGGATCTAGATATTTTAGTCATTTAGTAGTAGGAGCCGTTAATCAACAATTCAATATACCATTCATAGAACCTCAACTGTTTGGTGATAACTCATTACCTGAAGAAAAACAAATTAAGTCTTTGGTTGATCAAAGTCTTGTTTCGGGATTTAACATAGTTTACGCTGGAGTAATAGAACAGTTGCCACAACATATGGTTGACTGGCAACCTATTCCCAGTAAAGAAACCGCAAGATTCAAAACACCATTTCAAACTATTAATAAAAGTCACATTATAGATATAACTATTAAGTTTAAACAAGAAACTTTGTTTTATATTACTCACAGTTGTGCTAGTGCTGATTACCAAGTAGGAAGATGTAATCGCTGTAACGGTTGTAATGAAAGATCTTGGGGATTTGAAAAACTAGGATTGGTAGATCCCGGAACTATATAAGTCTTGGATAATACTAACTAATTCGTTATAATTTTTAGGTTTTGGAGTTTTTTTAGTGGGTGTAATAAAATTAACAAAATCTTCGTAATATAATTCTAAATTAACATCAATTTCACTACAAAGTTTATTACACTCTAACATGTGTATAATACAGTATTTAATTTCTTCCAAATTAATATTAATTATTTCTTCGGATGAAAAATCATTAATTACTCCACCTAAAGTACGATTTTTTAGAGTTGTAGTTGCTGTATAATAGGTCCAAATTTTTCTATTTCTGGCAAGATAAAAACTGGCTATTTGTTCAACTACATTTTTACGATTAAGTTTAATTTTAAAATTGTCATTGGAAAAAATATATTTTTTAAGTGTTTCGGGATAATTAGAAATATGACTAACTATTATTTTTATGGCATGTCTATTGTTTGATTGTTGAATAAATTCTTCTAGACAAAAATCAGGTGCTGGCTCAATATAATATTTAATATCAGTGTTTAAATTGGTAATATGGTGTAAGAGAGCATTACTGCCAGTTCTTGGACTGGCAAAAATGATTACTGGCCATTTATTAATATTCATTTAAAACAAAATCCATATTTTTCATTAAATATTTCATGCTAAAGCAACTCCATGTATAGGTGGTAAAATAGGGTCAACATCTATATTATCACAAGTCCAAGGCATAAGCCTAATACTAAGAGCTATTGCCGAATTGTTTCCATCGTTACGTAGAGAATGAAAAGTTCCTATATCGCTTATGAATGGTTTATCGCACATAACAGTGTCTAATTCTAAAGCAAAAGAATCTGAAATCATTGGTACTATTGGCCAGTTGTTGGCTTCCCCATAATAAAATACTTTTGTAGAATCAGTTACTTCATACCAAGACCATGTTAATTTGTCACAGGATTTTAAAGGTAAGAAAAGACACCTACAAGATTTTCTGGGATCTTTAGTTTCTTTAGGCTTGTCTGAATGTATGCTAAATCGAGTATTTGGAGGCAAATAAACCAACATAATTTTAGCTGTTGTATATTCAGTGTTGTCAATTTTTAAAATATTAAAAATCTCAACTTGTTTATCTTTAGACAAGGGCACAACTTGACTAGAAGAATATTCAACAGAACCAATGACTGAAAGTATATTGTCAGTTAAAATATTATTCCACACAACTGATTTATAGTAATTCATGCTGATATTTAGCACTAAATAAATCCATGTCAAACGATAACTTGCTATTTGCCAGCGTAAATTTACCTTTATTAAATAAAACAGAAGCTGCCAAGCAATTACTTGCTTTACCAAAAAAGTGTAGTTTTTGGGATGCCTATCGATATACTAAAATGATTCCGCTTATGAGCAAAGGTGGATTAGTGGCGTCAAACAATTTATCCGGAGAATTTAAATGGAATAATTATACACCCGATATTATCAGAGATTGGTTTGATAATATAGTGTTTCCTTGGATGGGGATGAAGTCTAGAGTAATGGCTTTGATTACACAACCCGGAATAGCTAATTATGAACATATAGATTGCGACCCGCATGAACTTAATAGTAAACAACATAAGTTTAGAATTGTTTTACAGGGAGATACTAGCACATTATATTTTATTACCGATAAAGGAAATATCCATGTGCCTAATCTTGATAAATGTTTTATTATGGACGGCGGCTGGCCGCATGGAATGATTAATAATACCGATGATGTTAAAGTAACATTAGCCGTTGGGGCTCCGTGGACCGGTAATAATAATTATGACAACATTGAATTAATTATGAATCGTAACGAATATTCTATGCCTGTTGACCTTATTCCTTATTGGAAAAAATGAACGATTTTTATTACAAAACAAAATTTAATTTTTCCAATGATGCTAGTAACTGGATAATTGATAGGTATACTGACTGTTTTAATTCTAAATTTTTTCATGATTTAGATATTACACAACATAACAGACAGTGCCAAACAGAGTGGCAAAATAGTAAAGCCGGAAAAGAATTAATAGACTTTTTATCCCTATATCACTGCGATATAAACTACTATGGTATTGGGGTATTCATTAGTAATTCAGATATCACTGTTAAAACAAATCCTCATATAGATGCTAAGTTTTTCCAAGGCTCTAGTTATCGTATTAAATCTAGATTCAATGTAATGGTTTTAGGAAATCCAGAAGATAAAATGATTTGGTGGGACCATATTGAGTATAACGACAGACGGTTAATTGAATCAAAATTCAATACTATTACTGGGCAGGAGTATAGTAGTAAAGCAATACCTGGAAATAATTCTATAGACAGATGGAACTATCTTGGTAATCCAACTGTTCAAGTGGCTAATTTATTAACTCCTAGTGCTTTTGTTCGAACTGATTGTGCTCATGGGTTGATACTAAGCCCTGTACCTAGATTAATTGTCACTGTAGCCTTGGACAAATCTTTGTCTGAAATTAATAAAATACTTGACTTTCAATAAAGTTCAGTATATAATATACTATAACTTAAGGAGTTAATATGGCAAAACAACAAAAACAGCAATCGTCTTCGGAACTGAGCAAAACTCTAGCAGGACAATTATCAAAAACAGAAAAACGTATATTAATAGCTCGTGAAATAAGAAAAGACAAAGAAAAAACTTTTCAAATTATGAAAAAATTTAAAAACACTCAATTTTTATCTAAATAAGGAAACACAATGAAATTAATTCAACAAGAATTACCAGATGGAAAAATTATTCCAAGGTTAGAACAATCAAGATATGATCCATCTGATATTGTTGGCCGCACAAGTCAAGCGGCAGCTGATAAAGTTGGGCGTTATGAATTAATAATGATAGGAGCTACACGAGCTCGAGAATTAAAGGCAGGTCATGCCAAAAAAGTTAATTCTATACACGGTACTTTAGTTACTGCTATGTTGGAAATTGAAGCAGGGCTTATTGATCGCGATGAGTATATAATTAAAGCAATGGCCCCACAAAAACAAAGGTAAAGTTATGAATAAGGAGAGCTGGCCGAGCGGTCGAAGGCACCCGCCTACTAAGCGGGCATGGGCCTAAACAGTCCATCTAGGGTTCGAATCCCTAGCTCTCCGCCAAAAATTTCTAACTGACTTCTAGTCAGTGCTAAGTAAAATAGCAAAGGAGATATATGGCATCTAAATCACGCAAAACTTCGTTAACAACCAAAACTGGTAAAACACTATTGGGCCCACTTAACTTAAAACAGTTAACTGACTTGATGAATAAAACATCTAGACCTAAAGAAAAATCTAAGATTCAAAATCGTATCAAGTTGTTTATTAAAAATCAAAAGAATCCTAAAAAGGACACAGTAGTAGAAGTAGCAGAGTAAAAATTATTGGCTTATAGCTCAGTCGGTAGAGCGTTTGACTGTTAATCAAAATGTCCCTGGTTCGAGCCCAGGTAAGCCAGCCAAACACAAGGAAACACAATGAGTAAATTAAGTGACACAATAAAAGCGGCATTAGAAAAGAAAAAAGGCATACACCATATAGAAGGTGATGATGCTCCTGCCGTAGAAAAAAAGATTAAAAAAGCCACCACTCCTACCCCAAATAAAAAACCGCCTACAAGATCAGCTGGCAGAGGACGTTAGTTATAAATTGAATAACAGTTTTTTGGCATCATCAAAATAAAATGTTCCAGAATTTTGCGGGCGTAGTGTTAGGATTTTTCTGTAATTTTTAGAATTAAGATTACTCCAACTATGATATATATCGGTATTAAATAGAATCATTTCATTTGGTTGCGCTACCATTGTTTTTATAGATTGAAATTTATTCATTGTTTTATAATCTGGGTATACATTTCTTGTATAATTTGTATCCCCTACCAAAGTTAAATTTTCAAATAATTTATCCTCATACCAATAAGTTGTACATTTATCGTCTAGTATATGTAGATGTAAATTTATGCTTAGTCTATTGTTAAGACCATCTTTGTGTATGCCTGATCCTCCGCCTGGCATAGTGGTAAAAATAGCCACTCTATCCTTTTTAAAATCAATTTGTGTAGACATTGGCAACATAGAAATAATTTGTTCAGATGTTTTGATATCCAAAGTATCATGACTATAACCTAAATAGTTTTTTATGTTAATTGGAACTTGGTTTGAAACAAAATTTAATACATGGTTCAAACCTGTAAATGTAAATCTTATGTAATAAGGACTAGAGTCTTCGATGATAGTGTACACTCGAATATTTAGTAAACACTTGACTTATTATTCATATTCTTGTATAATAGTAGTATGAATAACACAATGACCTTAGATTACGCCTGCGAAATTATTGAAACTTTTGCAGAAGTAAACCAAATGGATGGGTTATCTGCCATCGAAGCTTTGGTAAAATATTATAGACAAATTTCACCCTTAGAGCGTAAGGCTCTGGAAGTGTTTATGGACGAAACCAAAAAAGGTTGACTTTTTATTCTTTTAGTTGTATAATAGCAGTATAGTAACATTTATTAACTCGTATATAAGGAACATAGCCCATGTCAGACTCAAGACAAGTAACAACCGTACAAGCAAGACGTAGCTTGCTTAAAGCATTTAAACATCAACGCCCGTTATTTTTATGGGGTCCTCCAGGTATTGGTAAATCCGAATTGGTTGCCAGTGTAACAGAAGAACTAGGCGGATACATGATTGACTTACGTTTGGGTCAAATGGAGCCAACAGATATTCGCGGTATTCCGTTTTACAATAAAGATTTAGGTAAAATGGATTGGGCAGAACCTATTGACTTACCTAGCGAAGAATTAGCAAGTCAGTATCCTGTTGTAGTATTATTTTTAGATGAAATGAATTCATCTGCTCCGTCAGTACAAGCGGCGGCTTATCAACTTATTTTAAATCGTCGCATTGGCAAATATAAATTGCCTAAAAATGTTGTAATGGTTGCCGCAGGTAATCGTGAATCAGACAAAGGCGTAACGTATCGTATGCCTACTCCGTTAGCTAATCGTTTCATACATCAAGAAATGAAAACAGATTTTGCTAGTTGGCAGGATTGGGCAGTAACTCATAACATTAGTAAAGATGTTATTGGTTACCTTGGTTCTAATAAACAAGATCTATATGACTTTGATCCAAAATCTTCTAGCCGTGCGTTTGCGACTCCTCGCTCATGGAGCTTTGTATCAGAATTATTAGAAGACGAAGACCATGATGAAGATACAATTACTAATTTAATTTCAGGTACCATTGGCGAAGGACTTGCTATTAAATTTAATGCTCATCGTAAAATTGCGGGACGTATGCCTAACCCGGAAGATATTTTATCAGGTAAGGTAACTACTTTAGATGTTAAAGAAGTATCAGCTATGTATTCTTTAGTTATCAGTATGTGCTATGAACTTAAAGAAGCAGTAGATAAAAAAGTAGCTGACAAGGATTTCCATACAATGGCAGACTACTTCTTTGCTTATATGATGAAGAATTTTGAAACTGAGTTAGTGGTTATGGGAGCTCGTATTGCTCTTACTGTTTATAATTTACCATTCCAACCAACAAAGTTGAAAAACTTTGATGAGTTCCATAAAAAGTATGGTAAGTATATTCTTCAAGCATCAGTTTAACAACTACGGGAGGGTGGTGTAGTTTTATACACAGGGCTGTGTTCGCACCGACCTCCTACCTTTTTATGAGATACAAACAGGAAATATTATGGCTAGAGATTTATATCCACATCTTGTCTTTGTTGTAGATACTGAACCATTTTATCACGATTTGATACGTCGCTATAACAGTTTGGGCACAGATTGTAATCAGGAAAGACTTGAGATCCGTAAAGAAATTGCTCAAAGATGCGAAGGTATGAGTAAATGGTTAGTTGAGCATGGCTATCAGTGTGGTAGAGATTATCAGCAGACTAGTTCGGGCTATAGATTTGCTAGTGAGCCATTGGTTACAATGTTTAAGTTGGTGTGGGGTTGATGTAGAAAAACTATGACTATACCAAATAAAATTGTCAATTCCATATATGGCCCTATGATCATTAACAGTAATGATCAATATATAGGGCGTAGTATTGAACTATTGGGATCTTGGGCCAAAGACGATATTGAACTAATAGAAAGTTTTTGTAGCCATATATTAGAACACAAACCCTCAATGACGTTTTATGATGTTGGAGCCAATATAGGAAGCCATAGTATAGCCTTGGCTAAGAAATTTGGTAATAGGATTTCTATTAGAGCATTTGAAGCACAGCGTCAGATATACTATATGTTATGTGGTAATGTAGCAATTAATGGATTAGATAATGTTATCTGCGAATATCTAGCTGTAAGCAATAACTCTGACCAAATCATAGATATAGCACTACCTGATTATAATACTGTCAATAACTTTGGAGGAGTGGAATTAATCAAACCCCAACACAGTGATAATCAAAATATGATTAAGCCTAATACTGAATCTGTAGTAACTTGTACATTAGATAATTTTGATGAGTCAGTTGATTTTATAAAAATGGACGTTGAAGGTATGGAACATTTGGCTTTGGCAGGTGCCGAAAATCTTTTAAAAAATCATAGACCTATTTGTTTTGTTGAAATAGCTAAAACTGATAAATCAAAAGTAAAATCTATATTTCGAAATTTAAACTATAATGCCTACGAATATAACTCAGGAGATTGGATATTTTGTCCCGCAGAAGGCGGTTTACAAATGGAAGGCGTTGACAAGGTTGATTTAAATGAGATATAGTTTATATCTTGAACCAGAGGTAGGAAAGAAATTTAAATATATTTTAGAAATTGCTGGTATGTTAAATTTCCACAAGGCAAGGAATTGGCTTACAGATACATATGGTCCTTGTGAACCATTGGCTCACGGCGATAAAGTTGATAACAAACATTGGACTTATCAAATAGTTTATGATCATTATGTGATACGTATATTTGATGATGAAGAATTATCATGGTTTAAACTTAAATATGGTGAACCTAATTGAACTACTACTATGAACTAAAAGAAAATGGTACTGTATTTGGTGAAGATTTAGGTCGTTATGTTGTCATGCCCGACTGTAGTCCAGCTAACGGCGGAGCTATGAATTATAGCCTACATGATCATTTGCTAAAATACAGCAGTCGTGTTTGGATTGAAAATGAAAACGGCGTAAGTCGTATTGATAATAGACCAGTAAATACCAAAGAATTTATTTGGATTAAATTAAAGGCCAAATCCGTCAAATGATAATGCGCTCAGACCCGTCAGCTACATTTAAACAAAATAAATTTCTATTGGCTGAAAACGGCAGTAGTCCTAGTTTAATGATTTTTGACTACAAATGGTGGGCAGAGAACGAACGGGAAATATTAAATTGGATGGCGGAGAATTTGCCACGTGGCATAGACCATCATCAAGGTATGTTTGTGTACTTTGATACAAATCAAGAACGATTACATTTTTTACTAAGATGGTCATAATGAGTAAAGATGAATATTATGCCAACACTAGTTCTAGAATAGATACCATTACTAGTAACGATACGTGGGTTAAAATTGTTCGAGCTAAAGAAGAATTCAATGCTATACCCGAACATAACAGTTTTGATATCGATGGATTTGGTTCTTGGTTAACAAATACTTACGGGGTAAAATTAAATTATACCCATGACGGTATGATGTCATTAGATAATACTATATTAGATGAAAAAAAGTACCTTGTGTTTTTACTAAAATTTGGAGAAAAATGAAAGTAGAAATTAAACACAACTTAATTATCTTTGATGACCCACGAGAATGGGAGTCAATTAGTTTTGAAATAGTACGTGAGTATGGTGCTAGTATGCTTATATCTTGGAAATGTCGGCGAGAGTTAGGATTCTCAGTAAGACGCCATAAAGGACTCAAACCATATAATGGCGAAGATGACGGGCTGATTTTGCCTGGCAGATTTTACTATTCAGAACAAATACACTTAGATTTTTTCAACGAAGCCGCTCAAAGCTGGTTTGTATTAAAATACATAAAAGCGGAAGGTTGACTTTTTATTGTTTTGGTGCTATAATAGTATTATGAAATATAAAATTACCAAATTAGATCGTAGGCACAATGGATTTGGATCTTTTAAGTATTCCATTAGTCCTATTTCATACTCTAATCGAGTAGACGACTTAATTGAACTTAGAAATTGGTGCTGGATGACTTATGGTCCAGGAACAGAGTTAAAATATTTTTCAGTGGGAAATACATGGGCTTGGAATACAGAATTTAATCATTTAAAAATCTATCTAAGATCAGACGAAGAAATGGTAGTTTTTAAACTTAAATACTATGGTTGACTTTTTATTCAATAGACACTATAATAGTAGTATAGTTAATAACAAGGAAGAATTATGACCGCTAAAGGCACAACAGCAGATACTAAAGATTCTAGCAAATTCAAAGACTTACTGGGTCCTACAGATCCTAAACTAGACGCACAAGTACGTGAAAAACTTATTACTGCCAGAGTAGGCTTACTGCTACGTGCTAGTTTTTTTGGTAATTTGGCCACTCGTTTAACACTTGTAAATGCCGATGAGTGGTGTGGTACAGCGGCAACAGATGGACGTAGATTTTATTATAACAGTCGTTTTATTGATATGCTACGCCCAAAAGAAATTGAATTTTTGTTTGGACATGAAGTTCTACATTGTGTGTACGATCATATGGGCAGGAGACAAGATAGAAATCCTAAACTTTGGAACATTGCCGATGACTATTGTGTAAATGCTGATTTAATCAAACACCGTGTAGGTGAGAAAATTACCACAGTGCCTTGTTTATATGATCCAAAATATGAAAATATGTGCGCCGAAGAAGTATACGACATACTTTATGAAAACGCTGAAAAAATTGACATCAACGATTTGATTGAAAAATTATTAGATGATCACTTAGACGACGGAGGTGGCGACGGCAGTGACGAAGATGAAGGCAGTGGTCGTCCTAAACTAAGCCAAGCAGAAAAAGACGCTATACGTGATGAAATTAAAGAAGCAGTACTAGCGGCTGCCGCGGCTTCAGACAATGCTGGTAATATACCCGCTGGCATTAAACGTCTTATTCAAGATATGACCGCTCCTAAAATGAATTGGCGCGAGCTATTACGTATGCAACTTGAATCAACTATTAAATCTGATTTCACTTGGATGAGATCAAGTCGCAGAAGTTGGCATATGGACGCAATTATGCCAGGCTTGAAACCCGAAGAAATGATTGATATTGCTATTGCCATAGACACATCTGGATCTATCGACGGTGACATGCTTAAAGATTTCTTAAGCGAGATACAAGGTATTATGGAACAATTTGCCGCTTATAAAATACACTTGTTTACATTTGATACCAATGTACATAATCCACGGCAATATGACAGCGAGAATTTAGACAGTATCGCTGATTATGAACCTCAAGGTGGCGGCGGAACTGATTTTACTGCTATATACAGCTACTTAAAAGAAGAACAAATTGAACCTAAGCGTCTAGTAGTACTAACGGACGGATATCCTTATGGTAGTTGGGGCGACGAACACTACTGTGATACAGTTTGGATAATACATGGCAGTAGCACTATAGTACCACCTTGGGGACAATATGCGTACTATGAAGAAGAAGTAACTCACTAAAGGATTATATGGACAAATTTAGATTGTGGTATTTTAAAAATCGCACCGAAATTACTTGGTTTCTGATGGGTTGGTTAACACTATCTGGGCTAGAAGATTTAAGTAATGGCAATTACGTTGGAGCTACAATGTCCTTAGTTTTAGCTTACATTAACTATAAACTCAAATAATCTAAATTAATTTAACCAAAATGCCCCGTAAAAGGGGCATTTTATTTTATCGTAATATAAAATTCAGTTAAATATTATTATGGAAAACATTACTCAAATCACTTTATCGGATCTTGAAGCTTTAAGAGCTATCGTAGATCTCGCGGCATCTCGCGGAGCATTTCGCGGTGCCGAATTAACACAAGTTGGTGTTGTTTATGACAAACTCACAACTTTTCTAAAAGCCGTAGTGGAGCAAGCACAAGCTGAAGCAAGTGCTACAGGCACTGTAGCTGATGGAGAAACTGATACAACTGATACAGTTAGTACGCCAATTGATTCAGCACAAGGAGGCTAACATGGCACAACAAATTAAACACGTAGGAAAAATAGGCGATAGAAAAATATTGGTACTATTTAGAGAAGTTCCGGGCGATACTCATATGTGCCTTGTTGTATATCCAGAAGTACTTAATGCGTCATGGCAAGATGCTATTCAGCGTGTGGTAGAAAGCGATATTGGACAACAAGCTAATCAGTTAGCCGATGCTTTACATCGTTCCTTACTGCCAGATGGAAGACCAATACTTGAAACATTACATCAAGAACGTATGATTAAAAAAGTTCGTTGTGCTGATGTAATTATGACTCCAACTACTAATGCTAACATTCGTTTAGATGAACTTAATAAATTAATTAACGAAATGAATCAAGGCGAAGAAGCACGTAAGAAAATGGAAGAAAATGATGCCGCTCGCGGTATGGTTGATCCACAAGTTAAACGTGCTGCCGAGGCAAAATACAGAGAAGAACAATTGGCTAGACAACAAGAATCTGAAAGTCGTTTTCAAATTCCCGATACACTTACAGCACCTACAGATGGTGTACTAAGCGATCGTGCTATTGCTGCCAATATGTTAGCACAGGCAAAGCGTATGGAACAAGAAGCAAATTCCATGATAGCCGAAGCAGCTCGTATGAAGAAAGATGCTGAGCGTATGGTACCAGGTGTTAATCCATCAGAAGCTACATGGACCCCTCCTGTAGCGGAAGCTCCGAAGCGTCGTGGTCGTCCATCTAAAGCAACTGCCGCGGTGAACGATGCTGCCAATTGATGATGTATTAGAACAGTGGGAGATTATTGTTTCGGAAGTAAACAAAACAGATGTCCCACTAGAATGTATTAAAAAAATTATTTTTAAATTAGACGATAAAAAACAACGTACTGTAAACTTACATACATTGGCAAAACAGGGTTTATCAATAGAAGACATTGAAGAAATTATTTCAAGAATGTTTGCCGAGTTAGAAGACAGAATTCGTGATGTAGATTTTATTGTTGATATTAAAAGTGTAGCGGCATTAGTTCAGCCGGAAACTGATAGACTGTTAGGAAATCTTTGAAAGTATCATTAGTATCATCAAGTCAACCTAGTAAAGAATTAGCGGACCAAGGTATTGTAAATGCCCAAGAGTTAGTGGCGTATTGTGCTAGAGTAAGTAATCCCTCAAATCAGTTCAATACAGAAACCAGCGAAAAATTAATAAGATATCTTGTTAAACATCAACACTGGAGCCCGTTAGAAACTGTTAATGCCTGTTTAGAAATAGAAACTACTCGTGATATCGCAAGACAAATACTTAGACATAGAAGTTTCAGCTTTCAAGAATTTTCTCAACGATACGCAGACCCTACTCGCGACCTTAAATTTACCACAAGAGAAGCCAGACTTCAAGATACCAAAAACAGACAGAACAGCGTCGAAGTTGATGATCAACTATTACAAAATGATTGGTATCGAGCTCAACAACGAGCCATCTATGCCGCTCAAAGAGAATATGAGTGGGCTATTAATCAGGGCATAGCCAAAGAACAAGCTCGTGCTGTACTGCCCGAAGGTCTTATTGAAAGTAGGATATACATGAATGGCACTTTGCGTTCATGGTTGCACTATGTTGAATTACGCAGTGGTCCAGAAACACAAAAAGAACACAGAGAAATTGCCATAGCCTGTGCTGGTGTATTAGAATCAATCTTTCCAATGGCTTCGGAATTTGTTGTAAAATAACAATTTATCTGCTATAATAGTAGTATGCGTACTATTAATTTCCACAGTTTTACTATGTCAGATGTAGAAGATCCTGAACTATATGCCGCGGTACCTTTAAGTAAATTTATGGATACTGATTTAGGTAAATGGATCAAAGCTAACTGCTTAGATCCTAGATATAGTGTTCGTCCTGATGTAAATTCCTATGGATATCGTGTGATTGTGTATGGCGAGGTTGAAGATATCTCTGCTACAGAATTTTATTTAAAGTTTCATAATGTTCAATAAACCCTTAGACTTTTATTTAAAATGGTCAGCTAGTTTTGTAGCGTTACTACACGTTTATTTGGTAGCACACGACGTAACTCCATATTATAAATTTTCCGGATTAACTGCCGCAATACTATGGGTATGGATCAGCATTTTATGGCGAGAACCCAGTTTAATATTATTAAATTTAATAATGATTGGCATTTATATTAAAGGCTTACTGTTTTGAAAATATTAGTTACTGGTGGATTAGGTTTCATAGGACACAATGTTGTTCGTGAGCTTGAAAATTTAAATCATAATGTGTCTATAATAGATAACAAAACAGACTACGGGTTTATATCAAAGCAGGAATTAGATTACATAATGTTTGAACGCTTTTGTAGAATAAAAACCCGTGATATAAATTACAATGACATAGAAAAATTACACGTTGATTATATGTTTAAAAATGTTGACGTAGTTGTACATTTAGCCAGCTTTCCCAGACAAAGTATAGTCAATCAAAATCCTATGGCAGGTAGTAGAGTAATGAGTGAAGGGCTATTACGGTTGTTAGAATTATCTGTAAAAAATAATGTTAAAAAGTTTGTGTATGTTAGTAGCAGTATGGTATATGGTAATTTCATCTCTACTGAAATAGATGGTATTAATGAAGACACCGATTGTTATCCTATCGGACCATATGCTATTATGAAATTAACAGGAGAATGGTTAGTTAAAGATTACACACGTAGATTTGGCATTACTCACACAATTATACGTCCAAGTGCTGTGTATGGTCCGTATGATATCGAAAATAGAGTTGTAAGTAAATTCTTAAGTAATGCTATGCGAGGAAACGAACTTGTTGTTAAAGGTATCAATGATGAACTTGATTTTACATTTGTAGATGATGCAGCTATGGGTATTGCTTTAGCTGCCACAAGCAATAATACTGACAATACCATATACAACATTACAAAATGTCAAAGTCGAACACTTCTAGAAGCCGCAGAATTAGCAATTAAAATAGCAGGCAAAGGTTCAATACGTGTAGAATCAAGGGACGATAATTTTCCTCGTCGAGGGCAATTAAATATTGTTCGTGCCAGGAAGGATTTTGGATATCATCCTACTGTAACAATAGAGGAAGGATTTCAAACATACTATGACTGGCTTAAGAAAATCAATCACTGATAAAATACATTATATTCCAACAGAGGAAGTAGAAAAAATAGTATGGAATGGCGATAGTGTTGAATATGATACAGCATTGTATGAATTAGGAAAAAACTACGATGAATTTATTGTTTTAAATCCAGCATTTTCCTTTTTGACACTAAAAGAAGAATTGCCTATCACTGCAGTAGTGGATAGTTGTATTACTTGGAAATATCAGGATTCATGGGTAGGAAAATATTTTACAAAAAACTGGATCAACGAAAAACAATACCACGAAGTAAATCTAAATCTTATATGTAAAAAAAATGCCGCTTTTAAAAATATAAAGTTTAATGACATTGCTGTTACTGATTTATATAATTTAAAATATCAAATGGTGTGGTACTTAGACAACAAATTTACAGAAGAAAAAATTTGGGTATACAAGTGCTATTTAGAAAATATAGAAACAAAAGGAACTAAATACATGGGATCCATAAGTCCTATAGACAGGTCAGCAAAAACCCCGGATGTTGTTTTTATCAGTTACAATGAAGTAAACGCCGAAGAGAATTGGCTACGTGTTTTAACTAAAGCACCCAATGCTAAACGTGTAAATGGTATCAAAGGTATTGTAAATGCCCATAAACAAGCTGCTGAACTATCTTCTACAGATATGTTTTATGTTGTCGATGGAGATGCTTACTTAACCGATGACTTCAATTTTGATTTTCAACCTGATATATTTAATAGAGAATGTGTTTATGTTTGGACTAGTCAAAATCCCATTAACAATTTAACCTATGGGTACGGCGGGGTAAAACTATTACCAAAAGATTTAGTACTTAAAGTAAACCAGTCTACAATAGACATGACTACAAATATAAGTCGCAAGTTTAAAATTTTTAATCAAGTAAGTAACATTACTAGATTTAACACAGATGAATTTAACACATTTCGTAGTGCGTTTAGAGAGTGTGCTAAGTTATCTTCTAGAATATTTTTACAAGAAGACTATTTAAAAAATAAAGAAAGATTAACAGTTTGGTGTACAGAAGGTTTTGATAAACCCTATGGTGAATGGGCTATCAAAGGAGCTTTAGCTGGCAAAAAATACGGTGAAGAAAATATCAATAATCCCGACAGTATTAGACTAATTAATAGTTTAGAATTTATAAAATTAAAATTTGAAGAGTTAATGTGATTAAAAAAATTATATACATCCTAGCATTTATTTTACCTTCGCTTACTTTAGCAGAAAATATAACAATTATTGTTCCGTTTTCTGCTGGGGGAGCGTTTGATATTATGGCAAGAAAAGTTGACTCTTTTCTACATAAGTTAAATTACGAAACAGTTGTAGTAGATATACCCGGAGCAGGTGGAGCTGTGGGTGTTACTAAATTACTTAATAGTCCGCCAAATACTTTGATGTTAACTAGCCCTTCAATTTATGTTGTAATGATTGAAAAAAATTTAGCATTGGATAATTTTAAAATAATATCAATTATGGGAGAAGTTCCGCAAATTTTAGCTGTACGCAAAGATCGCAATTTAACTTGCGAAAAATTAAAAAACGATGATAAGACTTATTTTTTAGGGTCAGCTGGCAAGGATAGTCAAACATCTGTTCCTGTTTATTTTATCACAGAAAAGTATAAACACTTTATCGAAGTTCCATATAAAGGAGCTAATCTTGCTTTATTGGATGTATTATCTGGACAAATAGATGGTGTTTTTCTTAATGGATATAGTAATCAATATAAAGAAATTGAATTTATAGCAAATAGTTCTCAAAAAGAATTTGATGGCATACCTTCACTGGAAAAATGTTTTGGAATTAAAAAATCTTTTGTAGGAGAATACCTACTGATAGCTAGTCCTAACAGCGATGAAAAGTTTATCAAAAACATGAATCAAATGATGATAAACTTTGCTAATAGCGATGAAGGTCAAACCTACTATAAACAAGTAGGAATAAAAAATACAGTTTCAGATTTAGCATCTACAACCAAAACTTTTAAAAATTCATATAATCTATGGAAACAAATTTTAAAAAACAGGTACGAAAAATGAATTTAAAGTATAAGACTAACTAGATCATACTAAATATTACATTATAGGAGAATAGCAAAATGCCAGTTAAAGCAACCATAACATCAGTTAAACCTTCAGGAGCACAATGGTTTTCAGACGTATCTGCCGAAAATGCCGCAATAGGAAAAAGTAATGTAGACTGGTCAAAAGAACAACCAGGATTTATCAGCGTAACAACCACAAATCCTGATGAGAATACAAGAATTATAGAATATACGTTTGATACTGTAGAAAATTATACAGCATGGTTACAGGCAAGAAGTAATTTATCATCTTTTAAAACAGTTGCCGAATACCACACTAATAATAATTTTGTTACTGTTAGACACGAAACAATTAATCAATAAATCTATTGTATAGCCCTAAGTAAATTATAAATATGAACATGATTACCAGGTTCATAAAATAATGTTTTTTTCTGAAGATCCAGAATTCACTAAACACGGCTACTATCAAATTAACGATGTAAAAACTTTGAGTAAGTTTGAAGCTTATCAATTATCGGGAAAAGATTGGAGTAAAATTAAATTTATTTTCAACGATGAAATTTATGATCAATACGATTGGACCGTTGAACCAGAAGAAGATATTTATGATTTATATTGCCAAAGAGCCCAGCAATTAAGAGAAAAATATGACTATCTTGTTTTAATGTATAGCGGAGGAGTTGATAGTCATACCGTATTAGAAACTTTTTTATTCAATAATATCAAATTAGACGAAGTATGTACTTTTTCTACGTCTGATTTTACTAAAAAATATGACAAATTAAATCAAGAAGTTTTTAATTCGGCTATACCTTTTATCAACACATTAAATTTACATCAATTAGGTATAAATTTTAGAACGGTAGAGATAGGTCAATTAATCATAGACCAATGGGATGATGAATTCCATTTTGAAAATTTTCAATTTTACGCCAACAGTGCTCAATGGATTACTGTTTCTAGATCACATCAATTTAAATCTAAGATTAAAGAACACATGGATTTAATTGAAAAAGGAAAAACAGTTTGTTATATTTGGGGAGCAGATAAACCTAGTATACATATACAAGATAATCAATATGTTTTTACAGTCAACGACGCTAGTATAGATTTTGGCACCAGGCAGTATGTTACTAGATCAATAATGAAAGATAATTTCTTTAATTTTTATGATGAAGCATTTTATATATCAAAAGATGCTCCAAAAATTTCTATTAAACAATCTCATTTATTAGTAAAATTAATGAAAACTATTCCTATAAGTGATTCTAGATTACGGAAAAAAACAGAATTATCAAGTACAGGACCATTTGTTATTCATCACAAAATACAAAACATTCCTATTTATCTAAGTAAAAAGACAGTAGATGGTGCTATATATCCAAAAGCAATATTGAGTAACTTTGGAGATGATAAATTATATAACTCTAGTTTAATACTTTCTCCCAAAGATAATTGGTTTTCTTTATCTAATCACTCCAATCGTTGGAAATTTGAACAAAAAGTAAAAAATTTAATAAATGAAAATAGAAATTATTACAAATACGATCATTACGCTCCTAATTATAGACTTTTTAAACAGGAAGAATATAAAAATATTATTCCAAATCATGCCATGTATTTTTTTAGCAAATACCATGTGATTGGAGATATTGTACAGTAATGAATATAGTTATTTTAGATCCCCAAACTACTCATACCGATTTTATAGCTCAAAGTTTAGCAAAATATCATACTGTGTTTACTGAAATAGAAAACATAAACGTTAAAACTGATCTTGTAATTCCCTTATTACACAACTACCAAATGCGTTTAAAATTTAGAGCTTGGATCAATAAATTGAAAATTCCTTGCTTAATGCCAAGTCTTGAAAATTCTTATCTTGAATGGAGTAAAATTAAATCTAAACAACTTTTACTAGAATTGGGAATACCAACTCCTTCTTATAAAATATATACCACAGAAGATCTTTTAGTAAATTTTTATAATATTCCTAGACCGTTTGTATTAAAGTATGAACAAGATTTTAGGTTTGGGCTACAAACTATTATTATTACTGATGAAAACTATAAAGAAGAATATGAAAAATTAATAGCTAATGGATTAGAAAGAATAGAAATAATGAAATACAAAGGTCCATTTGTTAATTTGTTTATTGTAGAAGAATATATAAATGGTGAAGAGGAAATATCATACCATGCTCTTTGTAATGAACATCAGTGGTCTTATTTAGGCTCTGCTAGAGATTACAAACGTAGATATGAAAATGATATAGGATACAACACAGACGGTATGGGGTCATATTCTATAGGAAATAATTATCCAATCATTGACCAATATGCCAATTCTATTATACAACACTTGAAATCACAAGGCAACCCGTATATGGGATTTTTTTATCTAGGAATAATTATTTCAAATGGTGTTCCATTTGTATTAGAGATAAATACAAGACCCGGCTGTCCAGAAATACAATCTATTCTTCCAACTATAGATAACGAATTAGGAGATTTATTTTTATCGGTAGCAACCAATAAACCATTTGATATAAAGTTTAATGATAAAAAAGCAGTAACAGTCCTTGTTCAAGGAAAATTAAAAAACAAACCAATAGATTTAATTTGTGGTTGTTCAAAAACTAGAGACGAGTTTACACTAACCGCTATAGACACTACGATAACAAATGCTAGCGACAAAATTTACAATTATTTAAAATTGCTTGATAACTGCGAGTATAGAAAAGATATAGGATACCTTAAATAAAAACTAACTACTATATGAATCAAGTTATAACTTATTTGAAATTAACGGAATTATTTTAAAAATGATTTTTAAAAACTATGCTGAAATTTTAGCCCACTATACTTCGGTAAAAAAAGGAAATTATGTTACTCCTGATTATATACTGAATAAACACAGCGATGGTATAAATTTATTTCGTAGATATTGTCCACATAGAATGTATCCTTTGGCCGATGTAGGCAATACAGTAGAAAATATTGTGTGTAAATTCCACGGATTTGAGTGGGACAAAAATGGATCTCCGGTTAACAATGATCGTAAGATAAGTTGCGGTAAAGCAAAAATTGGAAAATCTGGATTAATATTTAAAAATTTTGTTGAACCAGATCACTACTGGGTAGATGATTTAGCAAAAGAAACTAATTTAGAGTATAGCCATATTGAAACAGGTAAAAGTAACGGAAGTTGGCTATGGGCAATGGATATACAATCTGACCTGTTACATATTCGCAAAGGTGATGATGTTGTTCACCCAGGATTGTCTGCTGTTACTAATTTAGACGAATGCGAAATGGAACAAGGAGAAGGATGGATATTACAAACTTGTTCTACCGGCTGGTGGCTTTTTATATATCCATATGCTTACGTTGAATGGAGTCCAGGCTGTTTAGCAATTAATAATCTCATACCAGATAATCCAGCAAGCGAATTTAAATTTGAATGGATAACACAGTATTATTATGACCCATCTGTGTCTTTGGAAAAACGCAAAGAATTTGAAACTTTAGAAGATGTGTTTAAAGAAGACATAGCTACCATTGAGTTACAAAAAGGTAAATATTTTCCTTTAGCCAAATCTACATGTAGATTAGAAGAACACTCTGTTTACTTTGGCGAGTGGGTAACTAAAAATCGCAGGGATTAAATTATGATAAGACACAATAATTGGATGTCATATAGCTTTGATGATGGATCAATAAATGGGGCCAAACCTAATATGTATTCAACATTCAAACTTCATTTCAAAAAGGGACTAAAATATAAAACTATGTCTTACTATGATGCTTTATACTATAATGCTAGTGTAATGCGTGATGAGTTTTCGGAACCTTTTGATGTATTGCTATCAGGCGGAATTGATAGTGAAGTTGTTGTGAGAGTTTTTAAAGATTTAGGCATTAAACAAAATGTTTTTACTATTAGATTTGAAAATGATCATAATATACAAGATGTAGAAGCTGCCAAGAAAATTTGCGATAATATAGGTGTTGACTTAAAAATCATTGACTGGAATCTACAAAAGTTTTTTGAAAATGATGTTCAGGTAATGTTTGATAAAACATTTTGCCCTTATGTTGGAAGAATGTTACGGCATGCTTGGTTTGATTTACTTGACAATATTCCAGTTATGGCCGAGGGAGAACCGTATTGGAGACGAGAGCTACTTGAAGATTATACACAAAAGTCTGAATGGAAACTATGGTGGAGAGAAGATTATTTTACTGCCTCTATATACGGCAATACTGTAGGCAGAACCGTTATCACTGAATGGTACAATTATACTCCTGAAATAGTAATGAATTATCATCATTTACCTTTAGCCAAACAGTTGCTCAATGATGAATTTAAAGGAAAAATTAGTTGTTGGAGTAGTAGAATACCTATACATCAACACTTATGGCCTGATATATTACAAAGACCTAAAATGTACGGGTACGAAGGACCAAATCAACCTGGGTACTGGCCCGAGTTTATTAGAACATTTGCCAATAATGTGTCACTCAAAGCATCTAACGAACTGTATAAATTTTCTGTATCTGAATTAGAAAACATCTTTAACTAAATTATGTTTTTTGAAAACGATATTGACTTTGTCAAATTTGGATACTATCAAGTTGATAATATAAAAACTTTTAGCAAGTTTGAAGCTTATCAATTTGCTAAAGGAGACATGAGTAAAATTCAATTTATATTTAATGACGATATTATGTCTCAATATGATTGGACGATAGAGCCCGAAAAAGATATTTACGAACTGTACGCTGAAAGGGCTAGACAAATACGTAACAAATATGACTATCTAGTATTATTGTACAGCGGCGGTATAGATAGCCACACAGTATTAAAATCATTTTTAGACAATAATATACACCTAGATGAAATTTTTACATTTACTAATGCCAAAGTAGAATCAACAACAGGTAAATTTAATCAAGAAGTTTTTAATGCCGCTATTCCATTTGTAAGTTCTCTTAATCTTGTCAAACTGGGAACCAAGTTTAGACTATTTGATATTAGCGATTTAATTATTAATATGTATCAAGACGATTTTGTCGTTGAAAATTATCATTTGTATAATCAAGGTCCTGCCAATAACTGGACTAGCGCCATAAGATCTCATGTACTTAAATCTAAAGTAGAAGATCATTTAAAATTAACAGAACAAGGCAAAACTGTTTGTTATATATGGGGTTTTGATAAACCCTTTTTACGATTCGATAATAATAAATATTCTATTTCTTTTATAGATGCTTGTATTGATTTAAATATGAGACAATTTATAAACAAAAAAACGTTTATATCTAAATTCGCAAACTTTTTCGATGAAGCATTTTACACCTGCCGAGAATTTCCAGAAATATCTATTAAACAAGGTCATTTGCTATTGAAATTAATTAAAACCATCAAACCTACTGATAAAATATTACGATTTAAAGAAGAAATTCCAACTATTGGACCATTTGTAATACATCATTACAAAGAACAGTATAAATTTTTACCAAAAAATCTAGTCGATGCCGCAATTTATCCAGAGGCAAATTTACTACAATTTGGCGATGATAAAACTAAAGGTAGTATTATTATTCCGCAAAAAGATAAATGGTTCACTAGTTCTAATCATGATAATCAAAAAAGATGGTTTCAAAATTTTAATAATTTAATAAAACAAAATAAAAACTTTTATGTATTTCGAAACAATGAAGTTATGAATATAAAGAGCATTTTTAGTAAACAGTATTGTATAGGTGAATACAATCCTTTTGAGAATACCTAAGATTATTCAATAAGCATAAAACTTTTCATATTGCTTTTCCACACTGACTCACCTTTATTAGTTAAGTAATGCGTCATTACCAATTGCTTACAACTCTCGGGTACAGGATATAATGACCCGCAGACATTATATCTAGTTGACTCCATAGCAAAGTCTGTGTTAGTATTAATTTTAATTAACTTTAGGTACTCTGTAAAGCCTCGCAAATTATATTCTCTGCTGATAAACACACAATCTAACTTTTTTATTTTTGCCATAGCCAACTGAAATGGTAAACAGTATGTAGTGTTTAAAAATTTATCTCCTCCACTAAACTTACCAGAATGGCGATAGTCTGGATGTATCCACATTCTAGTACTACATCTACCGATACCTTTTCCCCATCGTTCTTCGTTTATTTCCAAGGCACTGAAGCAGACAATTTTGTCATCAATAGTTACCACTGGAAAAGATGCGTAGTTTCTAGGGTTTAGATTGATGTAATTGTTTTTTAATTTATCTTTAGAATTTTCAATGTAGTCTTGACAATTATTCCATAAATCTTGGTCGAAACTACTAGCATAATCAACTATTTTAATCATTGTTTGATATTTACTTAAATATTTAAATGCAAAAAATAAATTCATTCCTTTACTACATACTGTATCCTGTCCATCTAATTGCGTGGATAGGATTAGCAGTTTATCTCACATTTTTTAATTTTACATTTATAAACTTAATAGAACTAACAATTGGTTGGATTTTAATCGAAGGATTAGGAGTAGCGGTTATACTACATCGTTATGTAAGCCATCGATCAGTAGAAATAAAACCCATACTCAAACCTGTGTTATTATGGTTAAGTTGTTTAAGCCTACAAGGCAGTCCGCTAGGTTGGGCGGCAGTACATAGAGGAAGTCATCATAGATACAGCGATACTGAAAAAGACGCACATTCTCCATCTAAAGGAAAATTGTATGCTTGGCATACATGGCTACATGATTGGGATAGATATTTCAATCCAAAATATGTCATTGACTTAATTAAAGATCCTATTCATTTATGGTTTGCTAAACACTATAACTGGGTGATATTTTTCACTTATGCTGTAGTTGGTGTAATTTCTTGGCAGTTACTTTTATTTGGGTTTATAATTCCGGCAGCTATCAGTTTGTATATGGAAAGTAATATTAATGTTTTTTGTCATACCCCAGGACAAGGATACAGAAATTTTGATACTAAAGATAATAGTCAAAATGTTCCATTGCTTGCTTGGATTACCTGGGGACAGGGGTGGCACAATAATCATCATGCTAAAGCTAGTTCATACGATTTTGGAACTTCAGTTAGTGGCAAACCATACGAATGGGATTTTAGTTTAATATTTTTACCATTAATTGCTACAAAAGAAAGTAGACAAGCCATTTTAAACAATAGAAATGCTGTTCACTCACAATAATCATTTAACCTATAGCGTAGGAAACAAAGAATATGGCTATAGAGATAATTCTGTTGAACGGTATTCTGTAAATTTAGGGCAAGTTGATTTAGATAGATATTCTAAAAGCTCTTATGCAAATGAATTACATAGAACAGCAAAATTAGTAAATCAAGATTTAGGAAATGATCTAGTGCTGTTTTTATCAGGCGGAACTGACAGTGAAATAGTTTTACGTAATTTTGTTCATAATGGTTTCAAACCCAGATGTATTGTTCTCAAGTTTGAAAATAACTACAATATAACCGAAGTTAAAGAAGCACATGAAATCGCGCAGGCGCTTGACGTAAAATTAGAAACTGTTGACTTTAATGTACATGAATTTTTTTATTCAGGAGAAGCTATAGAGTTCGGGGAACAAATACAGTGTACTCAACTTACGTATCTTATGATTTATAATAGTATTTTAAAATTAGGTACTCCTGCGGTTATGGGAGGAGAAGCCTTATTAACACGCTATGTTAATCAGACTGATAGCTATTGGTATTATACGTTTAGAGAAAACGAGGATGCCAGTGCCATACGTTTTTCTAATAAATTTAATATACCGTTAGTTAATGAGTGGTTCAGTTACACTCCTGAACTCTTACTATATTATTTAGAACATCCTAGTATAAAAAGACTAGTTTCAGAAAAATATAATTACAAAATAACTTCTGTTAGCAGTAAAAACTCTATACTAAATGAATTGTATCCTGGTACTAGAACAAAAAATAAAAAACACGGATTTGAAAGTTTATTGGCATTTAATAATCTAGCTTACGAAGATATTGGTAAAAATCAAATACCACGATTAGAATTTAGCTTGGATGGAATACCCTATAGTCAAGCAATACTAAACTTAAAAGGTTTCTATGAAAGTTGTTGAACTAACTAACGAACACGAGGTTTCTATTAGACACTTGTTTAACAAAAATCAATCTGTATTCGATGATCAAAACAGTGCTGAATTTTTAGAATACAAAATATTTTTAGAAACATATTTGTCAAATTTATCTAGATATAAAGCATTTGGTTTAGAAGATAGCAGTGGTATGCTATTAGGTTTGATATCTTTTTATATTAGCCATAACGAACCAGTTTGGTATATTACTACACTTCGTTCAACAAATAATAAAATCATTGGACCTATCTTAATAGAAGCTGTTATAAAATATAATGAAGAATACGGTAGGTATAGATTTTATACATTGTTGCCAACAAAATACAGTAAATTTTTAAGAAAATTTGTATTCAGCAAAAATATCAAAGAAAGATATGAGTACATTGATGAATGTTTAGTGCCAGCAAAAACTAAGTGTATCTATCAAAATTTTTGGAATATACTTTTCAACAGAACGTTGTCTCTTGAAGACAATATAGTTAGATGTACATATCTAAAACAAGAATATAGAAAAAATATACCTATTGGTGGGAATTTATAATGATGGTAAGCCCGTACAAATTATTTGAATCTACGTTGAATTGCTATAAAATCAATAGTAATGAGGAATTAGGCAACACCTTACGCGAGTTTTTTAATCAACCAACAAACGACTATCTTTGGAAATTATCAACTCATAGACAAACAGTTACCCACGCCTTAAGGAATACAGAAACAATACATTTGAGACACTTGGAACATTTTCCTAAAAACTTTGATACACTACAACTAAATCAACTTATGGAAGTAAAACAATCTCTACTAGCGGAAATAGCTGTATTTAAAAAAGCTGTAAATTGGTTTGAAGAAGTTTTAATGAACACAGGCGCAAACACAGTAGAATTAGGTAGGATTTTTATTAGCAAGTTGTCTCCAAATTCTAAAGTTGATCTTCATACGGATGAAGGAAATTATTTTAGCTATTATGACAGATTTCATTTTACAGTTACTGCCGCTGTAGATAATATATTTTCTATACAAGACAAAAACTATACTTTAGAACAAGACTCTTTATACTGGGTTAACAATCATGTTCCGCATTGGTTAGAAAATAAAAGTAAATTTGGTAGAATAAATTTTATTGTAGACGCTAGACTATCATGAACATTGAAAATATATATGATACATGGGGATCTATAATTTATTTAGATTCGCCAGAAGAATTTTTTACTATGGACAAAGATTATTGGAGAAATTTAATATATGCCCGTAAACTTATAATTTTTAAAAAAGTAAACTTTACAAAAACACAATACGCTGAATTTAGTTTTCACTTTGGAAGTCCTTGGAAAATAGAAGACTATCGATATTCTAAAGAATGGGCAGAAATTGTAAACACCAAATATGGTAATCAAATTATCAGTCCTTTCAGTAACGAACTTATTAAAAAAATACCTCCAGAGTTTATGCCTTGGCATGCTGATATACCAAATAGACAGTTCAACCCTTTTCCTTTTAGAAGTTTATGGATAACCAGTAATCCAAATCCTGACAATTCAGGTCAAACTATATGGATGAATTTAGAAGAATCATTTGACTATCTTACAGATGAAATGAAGGAACTAATACCTAAAGTTACAGTAGTACAGCAAAGTTGGTATGAGCCAGGAAAAGATATACAAGAATTTCCTTTAATAAAAATTCATCCTATTACCAAAACAAAATCTTTACGATTAAATCATTATAATTGGGGGTTAAACAAATCTGCTTGGATAATTGATGTAAAGATAAACAATGTTTCTCAAAAAAATTGTGCTCTTATTAAAGAGTATCTAGACTACCTGGAAAGAATAAACAAATTAAAATACCAACATCGTTGGGATTTATATGACATAGCACTGTATGATAATTATTCGTTCGTTCACGCTAGAACTGCTTTAAACTTTGACAACAATAATAGCATAAGACATTTTTATAGAATCAATATAGATCATCTCGATGATAAAGAATGGCATAATCATAAAACCCAATATTTTAATTTATAAATATGTCTATGCTAAAAAAAGTAATACCAATTAGTTCTACCGTCTGTGCTGTTCCTTGGATGCATCTTAATTTTGAACCTAGTGGTAAAGTAATTACTTGTTGTCTCACTAGTAGTTTTCAAGCACACTTGGGCGACTTAAAGTCGCAGTCAATTGAAGAAATTTGGAATAGTGATAAACAAAAATCTATACGCAAGGATATGATAGAAGGTAAGGAACCTGGAGTATGTTCTAAGTGCTTTGACAGAGAACGAGTCACAGGAGAAAGTGGTAGGGTTTATCATAACAGAGATTTTCCTGAAGTAATAGAGTCTATACCCGATATTACCTTAGAAGATGGTACGTGTACAACAATGGATTTAAAATACTGGGATTTTAGATTTAGTAATATTTGTAACTTCAAATGCCGTAGTTGTGGTCCAAGATACAGTAGTGCTTGGGTACCTGATGCTAAAAAATTAGGATATACTGATCAAGAAAAAGTTTGGACAATAGATAATATTGATGATAAAACTAACTATGATTTTCTCGAAGATCAAATTGACACAGTAAAAAGAATTTATTTTGCCGGAGGCGAACCGTTACTAATGCCTGAACATTGGCAAATACTAGATATGCTCGTTGAAAAGAAAAGATTTGATGTTAAACTTTCTTACAACACTAATTGTTCGGTGTTAGAATATAATAAAAAAAATATCATTGATTATTGGAGCCAGTGGCAATCTGGTAAGTTAGAAATTTGGCCCAGTATTGACGAAATTGGAGAAAGAGCAGAACTCATTCGTTCTGGAACAGTATGGTCTACTGTAGATAGCAATCTTAAAAAATTAGTTCTTATAGAAAAAGCTCTTATACGTCCTCATATTACAGTAGCGGCATGGAATGTTCATAGACTTCCTGAAATTATTGAGTATTTTATTAGTGTAGGTGTCATAAGCGAAAAATGGCGTTATCAAAATTTTTACTTAAATTTACTAGAATATCCACAATATTATAATGTGCAAATACTATCAGACGAATTTAAAAAAGCTACTATAACTAAACTACAGTCCTTTATTGAAGATTATAATAAAAAATATAATGTTGACATAAACTATTTGTTTAAATATACTCTACATGAATTAGAAAAACCACACAATGAATCTCTAGCTAGAAAATTCCTAAGTATGACAAACAGTATAGACATTGTAAGAAACGAAAAATTACTCGATGTAGTAACAGAATTACAACACTTAAAAGACCAATATGAAAATTAATAAAATTTTTAGAGATTTATCTAGACCCAGCTATTTTTGTGTAGACTGGATGCTACACGATCGTTGTACTTACGACTGTAGCTATTGTCCACCGAGTAACAAAAGTGGAACTGATAGTTGGCTGACTTTAGACACACTAGATGAATTTTGCGATGGATTAGATCGTCATGTTCAAACTGTCAATCCTGATATGCAAATACACATAATATTCTCAGGAGGTGAGCCCACTGTATGGCGTGATTTCAGTGAGCTAGTAGATAGAATGGCAGCTAGAAGGTGGGCTATGAGTTTGAACAGTAATGGATCAAGAAGCCTTAGATGGTGGCAGGAAAATGCTCATAAATTTGTAAAAATATATTTAAGTTATCACACAGAACAAGTTAATGATGAAGATTTTTTAGAAAAAGTAAAAGTTTGTGAAGAACACACAGTTGTAGGAGTAAACGTAATGATGAATCCTGATCCTGAACGATTCGAACAAGCTATAAGATTTACAGAAAGATTGCGTACAGAAACTGAAAAATGCCACTATGCCCATCACCAAATACAATATAACTTTGGTAATACTGAAATAAAAGTTCCGCAATATACAGAAGAACAAAAACTTACTATTCTTAACTTAAAACACAGATGGACTCCTAAATATAATTTATCAAAATATGACAGTAATCATATGATGGAATATGAGGATGGAACTAAAAGTCATTTCAATGGATTACAATTAATAAAAACTAATCAAGCTAATTTCCAAGGTTGGGAATGTGCAGCAGGACTAGAGGGTATTTGGATTAGTGCTAGAGGAGAAATTATGCGTGGTACTTGCCACGTTAGTGGCCTTTTAGGTAATATACTTGAACCTGACAAAATTCAATGGCCTACCGAAACTGTTACTTGTCCGTATGCGTGGTGTGGCTGTTTGCCTGACATGTTAAATACAAAAACTCGTCCTCAAAATGTTTAACCAAGACGCTTTCAGCAATGGACAAATAGACAGTAAACTATGGTTATGTAGAGAATTAGAATCCTTAGAATGGTCTAGTGATTATACTCAAATATATGGCGGATGGTATGGGGTTCTTGCTTTTTTACTACTAAGTCGAGAAAAATTTTGTGTAGGTCGTATTGAAAGTTTTGATATAGACCCTACTTGTGAACATATAGCCGACATGATTAATGAAAACTGGGTAATAAAGGAATGGCGATTTAAAGCGTTTACTTTAGACTGTAGTAAAGGTGTTAGAGGTAATCCTGACTTAATAATTAATACCAGTAGCGAACATTTTAACAATACAGAATGGTTTGATAATATTAGACCAGGAACTCGTGTTATTATACAAGGAAACAATATGCCGCACGAGGATCATTTTGTACATACCAATACTCTGGAAGATTTTGTTAGGCAGTATCCTTTGTCAGAAATAGCGTATAAAGGATCTTTAGAATTTAAATACCCTGATTGGATTTTTACAAGATTTATGCTGATTGGTACAAAATAATTACCAACCTTCTATTTCTCGTATAACATCCATTTCAGTTACCATTACTCCTTTGTTTTTTCTATCAATCATATAATAATTTTTGAAAAACTTACTGGATTTTTCGTCTAACATAATAATAGGCAAATCAAGTTGATTGTGTAAGTCTGGACTTATTCTTCCTGCGATTATTTCTGGGTTGTGTCCATCGATAGTATCATAGATTTTCTTTAGTGCATCAAAATCTCTAACTTCTCTGTAATCCCAAGCTGAGTTAAGCATAGTCATATACGTGCCCATTCTGGAACCCAACATTGACCAAATGCCATTTTCAACGTCACGCCCAACATTATGCCAAATACTTAGATTATCTAAATTCCTTTTGTGTGCTTGCTCTTTAAAACTTGCTACAGATGGCTTCACACCTCGATTCAAACACATTTTTACGCCTTCTCTAAATCCTGCACGCCAGGCTTGAAATGGACTGGCATTTATGTAAGTAGTAGAATAACAGTCGTACATGGCAATGTATTTAGGATCAAAACAAAATTCAACAGTGGTTTCGTCATCACCAGCAGAAGATTCGTGTGTTCGCATGTTATAAACAAATTCTTTGGTCCAGCAACTTAGACCGCCGTTTCCATATAGTAAACCATTTGTATTATTACGTGCTTTCCAACGAAATACATGAGTAGAATTTAAGTCATTTAATATTAATTGTTTATTAAAAAAATCTTCATCAGGAATATTATCTCCGTCAATTAAAATAAATCTATCAGTATCACTAGCGTCTGCGGCTGCTTTGTGCGCGGCGTCTGATCCTTTAACTCCGTCAACCCTAGTAGCCCAAGGTATCATGTTATGTATTTTTACCCAATTCTCTTCTTTGTTTGGTTCGTCGTAACTCAAGTATATTACGTCTAATGTATCTATATCTATAATTGTTTGATTATTCATGTAAATTCCATTTAGTATGTGGCACTAATTCACTTACAACAACACTGACGTCATCAGGATGGCAAGGTGTCCCAGTATTTCTTGGTGATAATTTTTTTATAAAAACAGTATTTATAATTTTTAAAGTTTTATCGACAACTTTAGCGTGTGTAGGTGGATTTAAATATATTTCTCTACTAATGTCTATATAATTACCTGGTAAATCTTCCTGACTATAAAAAAGAGGAGAACCTTGATCATCATAATACAATCTATACAGTATAGGGTTTATTTTTTTAGGCTGTAATGCCGCCCAAAATTCCTGTTCATTCATCAGTTGACCTTAATTCAGATCGTTTTTCCTGTATGGTTTTTTCTTTGAAAAATTTACGAGGATTGCCACACATAGCACAGTTAGGATCTCCGCAGGTAGTGGCATGTAATTTTGCTAATTGATGCTCAGGTTCTGTAGGAAACCCGTGAGCTTTAGCAATAGCTTTTTGTTTTTCAATAGCTGTTTGATCTTTGTGTAATCTTTTACTGTGTTTAAGTTTATCTGCGTCTTTACTCATTTGCTAGATCCTTTATGTGATAATGCACTAACCCCCACTGTGCTACTGTATTGATTCTAACTCCTGGGTTAGTATGCTCTAGTATTAACTCATCGTGCCAGTTATCTGAAATAGTGGGGATAATATGTTTTTTCATATGTACTATTGTTGGCGCTAATCCTTTGGGTAATGTAACAGTTTCAATTCCCATTACAATTGCCGCAATACTATAAACAACATCAGTAGTAGGCAAATCATCTGGAAATTTTAATAATAATTTATATTGATCCCAATTTTCAAAAATATTACGAACTATTTCAAAAAAATCCTTTGCTGTATTACTTATTTGCCAGTAAGTTATGGCATTATATAAATCAGGAAGATTATTGTTATCAAATATTTTGCGATAATATCTAGATATGCTTGTTTGATTATAAAAATCTCTACAGCCTTGACTGATAACTACGTCCCGATTACTAAACAAATCCCACCAATGATCAATGGGACCGGCACACCACATATCTGCTTCTAATTTGATTGTTTTTTCATAAGGACTAGCTTCATAACATTGCCAATCATTAGCTAAACCACCTTGATTTCCGTAAGGCAACATGTCTTCAGTTAATATTGTAATGTCAGCATCAGGATGCCAATGTAATATTGTTTCAGCTAATCGCTCGGCACATTTTACATATACGTCTCCTATAGCCGGAATTAAATATCCGTATTCAATTAGATTTTTCAACTAAGTCTCCTAAAGATTTTTTACCCATAGCATGAAAATCTTGACAAAATGTAATGTACTTTGCTTTATTATCTGGCGTTGTAAAATCTACTCTATATTGATCAATATCTAATTGTGATAAGGTACTGTTAGCAGGCAACGATGCCAAATTCCAAGGTATACCTTTGTGTTCTAATGAATGTCCATTTACTATATTCAGTGCTATACTTAAAGCAAAATCATTGCGATAAGTATCTTTGATTATATTGTACAAATCCCTGTAGTGTTGCCAATTATTTTTTACCATGTTCATTATATTAAAAATCATTTCAGCTTCTTTAGAACGACGAAACAACATCACAGTTGCCCACCACATGGGCATTTTATAATTTCCAAGATTATTTAATTCATCAAAATTTTCTCTGTGTAATATGTCATAGGCTGTTTTATGTGCTAAAAAATCCGCGTCTACATCTAATATTTTAGTTAGTTCATTACTGGCAACAACATAGTCGGCATCTAATACTAGAGTAGTATCCCAAGGACTTAGTTTATAAGCATCAACACGATTGCCGTTATACCAAGTAACATTTATTGTTTGATCATGAAATTTTCTAGAATACTTGCCTTCTGGTGTAGCTGAAATTACTTTTTCAAATGAATATGTTGAAGGTATAGCTAAATCCGTTACAACAGCTACGGGCAAGTTTAAATGCCTGCGGATGTTTTTTGCTGACCAATTGGCCAAAGCAAGATAGTCTATTGTTTCATTATTAAACGCAAAAATTAATACGCCCGTGGTCATCTGTTTTTGCTAAGTTGTTCATACTCATCATGCCAAGCTGCCATTTGTTCTTTCCAACGTTCTTGACTTAACTTCATTAGATCTCTTGTATTAATTTGTATGGGATTTTCGTAGAGGTCTGGTAAAAATGCTACTCCATCACTGCCACAAGTGAATATCATAGTTTGTAACTCCGGACCAGCACGCCACATTCCACCATTGTAAGCAAATACCATTTTTCCTTGATATTTTTCTCGTAGTGTACGTTTGGCAGCTTCATAGGCAAAACGAGCTCGACTATGTGCTATTAAATTATCAGTATCCATACTGTTATTATACTGTTTTAAATAAAAAAGTCAACAGTTTTAAAGAATTTTGGTAATACTTATCCTAAACGTCCAGAAGCAGTACCACAGTTATTGAATGTTACCGTTGAGGATCCTTTAACTAAGTAGTAGCCAGCACTGCCCCCGTATCCGGCTCCACCACCATAACCAGCACCGTTACCATTTCCGCCGCCACCGTTATTTCCAGGAGTGCCTGGACAACCTGGAGTTCCTGGGCTTCCCGGATTTCCCGGAGCTCCGGTGTTACCAAATGCTCCACCGGCACCTCCGTGTCCACCTGTACCACCGGCACCTCCTGCCCCACCTGTACCAGCGTTAGTTCCTCCAGCACTTCCAGCCGATCCAGCACTTCCTGCGCTTCCACTTGATCCAGAACCTGCTGATTGATTATATCCTTGTCCTACACCACCGGCTCCGCCAGCTCCACCACCGCCACCTGCACCACCTGCTCCTCCGCATGTATAAACGGTACTGTTTTGGTATTGTCCAATAGAATAACAACCGCAGTTATGAGTTCCGGTTTCTAAAGCACCGGTTTGATAAGTTTTTCCATCATAAGGGGAAACTACAGTTGTACCAGGTCCTGGTATTAAACCAGCGCCACAACTATATACAACTAAGCAATTCCAAATCCAAGTATTGTGGTACCTATAATCTCCACAGCAATAGCAAAGATATTGTGATACTACAGAAACAGGGGGATACTGGCTATACTGAAAATTGTACCCCGAACTGCCGTAATATCCGCCACCACCTGCCCCACCTGGTCCACCACATCCACCAACTCCACCTGCTCCTCCACCGCCACCACCTGCTGATACAGATCCATAATTATTAATTATAGTAGAAGTAGTTGTTTGAGCGCAGATAGCGTTTCCACCTGTACCACCCGGAGCTGATCCACCATATCCTTGTATACTACCATAATTGTTAAGTGTCATGGTACTACCTGATGGAAATGAACCAATAGTTAATGCGTTATTGCCAGGAGTTCCGCCAACTGTTACTCCATTATTAATTGTAACAGTATAAGCGGCTTGTGGCTTAGGACTAAACAAACTAGATAAATTTAAATTAGTAACAGGCGATGCTACTGTATACGATTTAGATTGTAAATATCCCAGTGTTCCCGGAGAAGTAAATTTGTGTATAATTTTTCCTCCAGAAGATGTTATTGTTCCACCAGCAAATTTTTGCGGAGCAGGATAAGAAATAATTACGACACCAGATCCGCCTAATCCAGCATATAGACTTGGATAACAACCACCATCGTACCCACCGGCACCACCACCACCAGATCCTGTTCCTGCTGCTCCAGGGTTAGCATTATTATATCTAGATCCGCCAGCACCACCGATGCCACAGGTGTTGCCACCCGGATTTCCACCACATCCAGAACTGTTGCCACCACCACCACCGGCCGCATAACGTAGAGTAGAACCAGTTATATCGCTGGCCACTCCTGCTCCACCGGCACCACCATTTATTCCACTTGGGCAGGCGTTAGCACCAGCACCACCAGCACCACCACCACCACCACCACCTCCAGGATGGCCACCGTATCCTCCAGGATTGCCCTGTCCAGGTGTTCCACTTCCTCCAGCACAACCAGGTGCCCCATAAGTTCCGCCCCCAGATCCTCCAGCAGTTCCAGCAGGCGAATTACCGCTACCACCACCGTAGGCGGTCATACCATTAAATGAAGAATCAGACCCTGGTAAATTGCCTCCAGTAGCTCCAGCTCCTACTACCACAGGATACGCATTAAGACTACACAATGGTGTTGTTCCAGTTAGCAAACCACCAGCGCCACCGCCACCGCCACCAGTTTCAATACTGCCACTTAAATTTTGACCGCCACCACCGCCTCCTACTATAAGATATCTTACAGTAACAGATGATGGTGGTTTACTTCCATAAACTCTACTAACACAATTACAGGTCCAATATACATAAACAGAACCTGGCGCACTTATAGCTGCTCCAGCACTTCCATAATTGCTAACATAGCCGTTATCTCCACCGGATGCTCCCCAACCGCCGCCGCCACCGGCATTGCCACCGTTACCATTACCTTCTCCACCTCTTTGTCCGGCTCCGCCACCGCTACTCTGTGCGGGACCAAAACGGTTACCTTGACCTGCTCCGGCACCACCTGCTGATCCGCCAATTCCTATATAACAAGATGAAGCTATTGGGCTTCCCGGTAATACTCTTCCACCACCTCCACCGCCGTATCCTCCACAGCAAGGACAAGAACCACCGTTTCCTCCTGGTTGTCCAATATTACCTCCGCAGCCTCCATAAGGAGCCCCACCTGCTCCACCACCGGCACCACCACCACCGCCAGCATTGCCGTAATAACCGCCGCCGCCTCCACCACCGCCACCTGCGATATATCCAGTAGGACTTGTATTATTAATTGTTATTGGATAACTTATACTTAAGGCTGGTCCTCCAGGTTGACCGGAGCCTCCACAATTACCACCATGTCCACCTTGTCCTATAATATATCCGCGATTTATTAAATTAAAAGTGTCCCCAGTTGTTCCACCATTAATTGTCAATCCAGCATTACTAATAGCGGTAGCATATAAGTAAACTCCGCTGTTAACTGTAATAGTTACCGTAGTAGATCCGGCGGTATATCCAGGTAAAGAGGGTACATTTAACACCGCGTTAGCTCGAGGACTACTATATGTATAATTTACTACGCCAGGTGTAACCACTTCAATTTCAACTACTCCTGGAGAACCGTTACCTCCCTTACGAGCAGGATATCCATAACAGGTAATATGTGCTCCGCTTCCTCCGTTGCCATATCCAGTAGCATTATTACCGCAATTATTGCCACATACACCAGCACCTGCTGAGCCACAACCATAACTATAACCCGCTGACCCACCTGGTCCAGAACTTGTACATCTACCGCCAGGACTGCCGGCTGAACCGCTGGCACCCGAATGTGGTGAAATAGCTGTTGTAAAAGTGCCTCCGCCTCCAGACGCTGTGGGACCTACTGTTCCAGTTTTACTAGCTCCGCCGCCACCGCCAGTGGCTGTAACATAACTACCAAAACTGCTAGTTCCACCAGAAGCGCCTGCTCCTTCGGGGTATGCTCCTGCTCCACCACTGCCAACTCCGATATTAGTAAACAGCGAAATACAATTACTACAAACTACGATATATCCGCCACCAGCTCCGCCGCCACCAGCGCCATTATAACAGTCTTGATAACAACCAGTTCGAGCACCACCACCACCGCCACCGCCACCTATAACTCTAACCAATAATTGAGTATTAGTTGTGGGCTTAATAAATAGGCCCGGACTTGTGTATGTAACAGGTAATGGTGTAGGAGCATTAGTAAAAATACCTGGACTTGTGTATGTGTGTATTGTATTACAACCAGATGATGTAACAGTACCACCTGCAAATTGTACGTTGCCAGGATAAGATATAATCACTATACCTTGATATCCATTACCTCCAGGATAGTTGGTATGGCTACCCCCACAATAGCTTCCTCCACCGCCTCCTGCTCCATAGACTGTACCAGGATATCCTGGGGCATGACTGGGGCCGCCGCCGTGACCACCGCCACCAGAACCCCCGTTAGCGCCACCATTTCCAGCGGTTATGTATCCAGCTCCACCGCCACCACCGGCATAAGTAACACTTGATCCTGAAATATTACTCGACGAACCACATCCACCTGCCTCGGCACCACCTCCATTTGTGTACCCTGAACGTCCAGCACCACCGCCACCACCTGTGGCATAGTAAACACCTGATCCTACTGACCCGGGATAACCTTGGCCTGGAACGCCTGTTCCTGCTGTTGATCCTATTCGAGCGCCACCACCAGATGCCCCTGGAGAAGCTGGATTAGGAACACATTGTCCACCGCGAGAAGTCAATGTACCTGGACTATAGAAATAATGATAAACAACTCCACCAGAACTGGTTACACATCCACCACACCATACTTGACTTCCTGAATAGGCTACAACTACAATGCCAGGACCGCCATTACCGCCAGCTCTATACCAAAATCCACCACCGCCACCACCGCCAGTAGCATAAGCGCCACATATAGACAAACATGGGTTACAGTAAGGATCTCCGCCATTAGCATGTCCGCCACCGTCTGAACTGGATCCGTAATATCCCGATCCACCGCCTGCGTAATAATTTCCTGTTATATTGCTTTTTCTACCAGCTCCACCATAAGAGGGACCTGCGTCATAATTGCTAGCACTGCCACCAGAACCACCTGCTCCGCCGCCACCTGCTGATGCGTATACACCGGTATTAGCGGATCCATTTCCTCCAGGATAGCCTTGACCGCATACTCCTGAACCAGCCCCTCCGCCGTTAGTTCCTTGTCCAGCACCACCTCCCGATCCTCCAGGATTACCCCCAGCCAGTGCGCCACCACCTCCGCCACCGCCGTAAGCTCGAAAACCCGCAAATACACTGTCTCCGCCATTACATCCTGTTCCGTAGTTTTGTGCTATGGCAGCCCCTGCTCCACCACCACCAACACAAACTGAATAGTTACAGCTTCCGTTGAGAGTAGTACTAGAACAAATCATACCACCCGCTCCTCCGCCGCCACCTTTAGAATTACCACCTGATCCGCCACCACCTCCTCCGCCAACAAGAAGGAAATTCACTGTTTTAATGCCAAAAGGTGTAAATGTTGGACTGGTACCACCTCCTCCACCACCGCAGGCTTTAGCAATACAAGTTGGGCCTGATGATATTTTACTGAGAGAGCCAGCACTTCCTACATTTTTTCCAGATCCACCTCCGCCCCCACATCCTACGGTTATACTATAATTAATTGGAGTACCTGGCGGAACTGCTATACATCCTGGAACAAATCCACCAGCTCCACCACCAGAACCTAATCCGCCACCGCCACCGCCACCTCCACCTATTACAAGATATTTTACAGGTAAATATGCCGGAGCGTCATTGGTAACACTAACAGAAGAATTTATAGTGGGAGTTCCCCAAGTATTAGTCAAATATGTGGTTTCTGGCGCAATATAAGTTACGACTGTTGTAGGTGCTGTACCAAATGATACGCCTGAAGTTGCTGTTCCTCCACTTATAACATCAGTAGTGGTACTAGCCCAAGTAGTCGAAATAGTAATTGTACTAGATCCATCATAAGATGCTAATACTCTTACTTGATTGCTTGAATATGAAGGAGAAGTATCATGCTGTATATATAATATAGTCGGAGTAGAAGTTAATTGAGCAAAACCTTTTGAAGTAGCTAAAGTTGTTGGTGTTCCTGTGCCACCAATTTTAGTAGTTCCGGTATATGTTTGCCCATTAATTGTTTTACTAGCACCTGTACTGGACAAATAAATTGTTCCACATACATTATTAATAAAATTATTCCACTCAGTATCTCCAGGTTGCCCTGTTGAAGTTTTACTTAATTGTATTTTAACTAACCCGCCGGAATTAAAAAAATGATTAGCAGATGCCGCATTAGCAAAAGTTATAGTATCTGTATATGTAATTGACCAAGTGCCACCAATACCTGCCCCCGAAGTAGCACTAGCTGTACCTGTCCATGTAGTATACTGAGCGCCTGATGAGTTGGCATTAAATTTATGACTGTTTATACTGGAAATATCATTAGCTACATTAGAAAGTATGGTTATTAATTGCCCTTTTGAAGGATCAATTCTTGATGTAATTGCGGTACCTTGATGAGCGGCGGCATTGGCAATAGCATCGTTTAATGACGCCCATTCTGATGCCTGAACCTTTGCGTATTGATTAACACTTGTTACAGCAGTTTGACCATAAGCTGTATTCCAAACCGCGTTAGTGTTGCCGGCAAAAGTGTTAAAATCTGACGCTTGTATTAATCCGCCAGTTACGTAGGTCATTGCTTTTTCCTGTTGTTATTTAACTGTTAGTTACCGAAACAGAAGAAGCTACTGTCGGAGTGCCCCAAGTATTGGTTAAGTGTGTAGTTTCCGGCGCATAGTAAGTTACAACTGTTGTAGGAGCAGTGCCAAAGACTATACCTGTGGTTGCTGTACCACCACTTATTACCGCAGTTGGTCCAGAATTATGCCATGTTGTTACAAAAGTTAAAGTTGTACTTCCGTTGTAGGCGGCAGATATACTTAGATTGTTAGTTGAATAACTATATCCAGTGTCGTACTGTGTATACAATACAGCCGGTGTGGAATTCAATTGAGCAAAACCTATAGTGGTATTTAAAACACTAGGAGTACCAGTGCCACCAATTTTGGTAGTTCCAGTATACGTTTGCCCATTAATCGTTTTACTAGTACCTGTGCTAGACAAATAAATTGTTCCACATACTGTTCCAATAAAACTATTCCATTCTGCGTCTCCCGCATGTCCTGTGGATGTTTTACTAAACTGTATTTTAACTGTAGCCCCAGAATTAAAAAAACTAGTGGCTGCTGTAGCGTTGGCAAATGTTACTGTATCTGTAAATGTAATTGTCCAGGGATTAGAACCAGTACCTGTAATATCAGTAACACTGGCAGTACCTGTCCATGCTGTATACTGACTTCCTTGAGAAGCGGCATTGTAAACATTTGATGTACAGCTAGTTATGTCAGTAGATAAATTTGGTAATACCGCTACTGTTTGCCCGGCAGTAGGACTAGTTCTTGATGTAATTGTAGTGCCTTGATGAGCGGCTGCGTTAGCAATAGTACTATTTAATGATGCCCAATTTGCCGCACTAACTGTGGCACCTTGGCTAACTGTGGACACAGACGTTTGTCCATATTTGGTATTCCAAACAGCGTTGATATTACCAGCAAAAGTATTAAAGTCTGTAGCTTGTACTAATCCACCAGTCGAATAGGTCATTACTATGTCCTGTCTTATTTAATTGTAACAATAGCTTCAACTGTACCTACGCCAGAATCTAATTTAGCTACCAGTGCTCGACCAATCACATTAAATGCTGTAGCTTCTCCAGGCTTGGCAGCACGTGCCATGCCATCTCCGGCCGAAACTAGTCTATCACCTTTTTGTATAATCCCCGTTACCTTAACTGGTACACGTCCTGTCATAGCAACAGGAGGATGAGTTGAGCTATCTCCTGCTTGACTATTCATTAAGTAAGCTGCATTTGTGCTTATTACACCAAATACATTTTCACTTAAATCTGTGTTTGATTGAGTAATTTCTGCTATGCCACCTAGTTCAACTACTGTTCCAGCTTCATATAAAGCATCAGCTTCAAAACGTTCCGCTACGTCAGCGTATACTGCTTGTACATTACGAGCAGTAACGTTACCTGTTGATCCATTAATTGACAAACAGGATGTTAATGATCCGCCAACATTGGCAAATAAAGAAATATTACCGTTAAGGTCATAATTTGTTAATGACACGTTATTATTGGCTACATTAATACCAAAATCTGAATTAAGTCCTACTCTAAACGCACTTGTTGATCCACTAGTAGCGTTTCCGTTATTAGAAACTGATAATGTTCCACTAGTTCCTGTATTAACATCGGAACGCATAATTTGGCTGGGCAACAATCCTTGTAAACTTTGGGCATTAGTTGTAGTGCCGTAAAAAACAGCATTTCCACTGCTAATTGTTGTTGAAAGTTGAATCCCAGGATGGATATTGGCAAATCCAGTAATTGCTGTAGCCGGAGTAAATGTAGCATCTTGGCTGACTATACCTACAATATTTCCACCGGTGTATAATTCAACTACAACGTGTTGACGTGCTGAATTATCAGTAATAGTTGTGGGGATAGCTCCTGTTATACCAGTAGCTGCCGTATAAATTGGTCCAATTAACAACCACTGTGAACCAGTCCATACATTTAATTGTTGATTAGTATTGTCATACCATAAATCGCCAACACTGTTGTTACCAGTTGGGGCTGAACTTGCGTTGTTTATTACGCCCAAAGTTTTAAACACAGCACCATTATAAACACTTAGTACTGTTGTAGAAGTATTATACCATAGTTGTCCTTTTAAAACAACAGATGGAGGTGTAGAGTTGGCGGCATTTTCTAGTAAATGAACAAAATTATCGTCCAGAAATTGACCATAACCAGCATAGTTTTTACCAACCAAAGTTTGTGAGCAACTATTGGTATTGATAGTACCGTCTGGTATTGTAGTAAGAACGTTTCCGTTCGTTAAATTAATAGTGTATGACATTTATTTGACTCCGTCTTTATATTTAGTTTGGTATAATATACTCATATTTATGCGGCGCTCAAGTTCGTTAGTGTTTGAATTCTTAAAGTATAATCAATTTGAATTTGTCTGTTAAGCGACTTTTGAACCGGATGAAAAATTACATGGGTTATTAAGTATAAATCAGTAGCGGATCCATTCCAACATTGTAATCCTAACTCATCAAAAACATAATCACCATTAAAATTAGTACTGTTATCAAATGCCTGTTGTCCTGGGGGTTCCCCGTAATCTAATAAACAAGTTACTAAAATATCTGTATAAACATTACCAGATGTGTGTAAAACCGTCATATTATTATTAGTTGGGTCTAAATTTGAAGCAGAATTTTGATCAACTACTTTGGCATAAGTTTCGTTGTACAACGAAGCATTTTGTCCTATTACATTTGGCGGCAAATAAGTTATTACACCTGTAGGATCTACTGCACTTCCCCCGTTTCCAAAAGCCATAGTATAAATCCAACCTGTATTAAGTTGGTTACTAAGCGTATTAGCCATAGCTATAGAAATATTTTCATAATTAATAGCATTAGATTTATCTACTAATACTTCTCCGGTATTACGGTCTGTTATTTTTAAAAAACCCTGAATAATAGGGGTTATAGTTTGATTAGGCATCTTTTTGCTCCACAAATACTTTACGAGTTTTTGGGTCATAAATTTTTAAAAATCCAGCAACATTAACGGTGCCAGTCTCATTAGGCTGTTTTTCCGGAACTGTTGGTTTTTGTTGAATAGGTGTGTTATTTTCCATATAATCTATTTATTCTAATTTCAAAGTCGAAAAACCTTATGTTAACCCTCGCAAAAATCTAGCAGGTGGGGTATTAGTTTCCTGTAAAGGAACACCGTCGCTAGCTGAATAAAACCCTTGATTATACCATGTGACCCCACGTTTTACTAAAATAGTAACTTCTGATCCATTTGCCGGAGCTGTTGTAAACACTACTGTTACAGGAGTCAAAGTAGTAATTGTATAATTGCCTATTTGCTTAATTCCGCCGACATAAACTTCAACTGATTCAAGCGGATCTACGTATGAATAATCATATGTGAACGGTTCTAAATTGATAGGTCCTTCATCAAATAAAACAGTATCAAATCCCTGAATTATAGTTTCTATGTTAATATTTGTAGCTATGTAAGTTGTTGTAGTTCCGTCTCCTACAAAATTATTACTTACAACATAGTCTTGGAACTCTTTTGGTAGTAAATTTCCTCGTCCCATATCGTAAACAATAGAGCCATTACTGTGACTAGCGGCAGCTGTACCAGCTGTGCCGCGCAATAGACTACTTATAGTATTGGCGTTTGTATCAATTTCTCTATACATTATACGTTCGCCGTTAATAGTTACTACTCCCCAGATATTTGCCGAAAAGTTTGGTATAGTAAGTGCTGAAGCATTATTAACATATATGATATCAGCTGTAGCAGAAACTGATGCGGTTAACGATGTAGTTGTTTGCGGGGTCATACGATAGGTTGCTTGTACACCACGCATGTCTTGGAAAATTCTAAATTCCATTGCTTCTGGCACTATAGAATCTGTAACAGATGTTATTATAACTACATCAGTTGACTGTAATGTATTGGGTAAAATTAACATTGTACCAGAGACAGTATAATCTACTATTGGCATTAATATTTGTCCATTTAATGACACACGCAAACGATCAACGTTAGTAATTAATCTTCCTAAATCTAAATTATTTGATGTAATTGTAGTGCCAATACTATAACTGTAGCTTCCTGGTTCTCCTGTAATGTTGCCTTGATCAAATTCGGTATCATCAAAACCTTCTGATATTGTTACTCCTTCGGTTATAGGCCCAACAAAAACTTGTGTTTCTAGTCTTTGTTCACGAGTGTCATGCCAAGTAGTGATAGTAATTGTCTCTCCTGCGCTAATTGTAACGTTTCTAAAGGTTATTTGATGATTTAAAGGATCAATAACGGCTTGAGACCCAGTTGTAACAGCAATATAAATTCTTGTACCTAATAGAGGAGCTGATGCAAAAGTCACTGTAGTTCCCAATGTTTGTGGATTTACAGTATATCCTGATACTTGCGGTATATCATTAAAATAAACCAGCACATCGCTGTCAACTATGGTACTTTGATCAAATCCTAATCTTTGAGCAACTTCAAATGTAGTAGTTACCCCGTCTCCTATATAACTTATACCACCAGCTACAACTAATTGATTACCAGCAAGTGTTACAACCGCATTTACTGGATTGGTATATTGTAAACTAATAGTAGGATCTAAGTTGTAAGTATATACTCCATTTGTTGAAGATATTGTTTGAACAATAGGCACACTCCAACTATAATGTACTGTAGTATTATTAATAGTAGTTGGACCAATAGCAACTAAACTTATAAAATCCGTTGAAGTATAAGCGTTATTAAATGTAATAGCGGTAGTGCCGTATGTTGTTCCAGAAGTATAAGTATACTCAGTATTATTTAAATATGCGCCATTAACAAATATAGCAAATTCTTGTATTAATGCGTATTGAACGGGCACAATAATAGGATTTACTATAGCTGACCCAGTATATGTTTGTTTATAAAGTTGGTTTCCACCACCTAATTCATAAACATTAACACCTATTTGATCTCCTTGTACTACTCTACTAGACGATGTATTAATGATAACAGTTTGTATTGTCCAATTAACTGTATAATCAACTCCTACTAATAAATTGTATCCTTGGGTATAATCAACAACTTCAATCAATACTGGATAAGGTTCTAATCCACCAAATCTTATAGTAGGGTTGCTTGATCTATATATTGAATTGTAAGTAGCTAAAGGAAACCCGTGTCCTACTCCTGCCCAATCAGCACCAGGTGTAGTATAAACTCTAAAATCCATAGTATCAAATTCAATACCTGGAACTAATTCTTCAGGCGCATGACTTTCATAAGTGTCTACATAAGCTCCACCGTTGATATTAATATCTGAGGGACGTGTTCCTAAATAAGGATCAAGATAAGAACTAGCAAAAATTGTATCTAATATTCCTAAATCATAAGTAGGCTGTCCATTGGCATCAATACTTAAATTGTCCCAAGGATTAAAATCAAAATTTCCTCTATCAAATCCTGTATCTTGATTAAAAGATAATCCGCTTACTTGTACACCTGGATAATCTATTCCATCTATTAATAAAGGCAGAGACAAACCTGGTGTACTAGGAGTTGACACATAATAACCCATAGTTCTATTGACACCACTTAGTGTTTTAGCTTTTACTAATGTCCAATCGCTAGGAATAAATTGTTGGTAAAAATATAAAGTATATTGAAGTGAGGGACTAGTATTTAAAACCAAAGCTGACAATGTAATTGTATTTCCGCTTATATTTAACACCGTTGTATTGTTAGCTATTCCAGGACCATCGACTATTTGTCCAACAATAATTCCGCTAGCGTCAGTAACAAATATTCTATTTGATCCTGTTGTTAATGTAGCTGTAGTAACGAAAGTAGTATTGGTAATATTGATATTTGCTTGATATACAATATTTTTGTATCTAACTTGTGTTCCTTCGGTATATGTACCTCCGGGCATCCATTCTACTATACTTGTATTGTATTCATAACGATCATATTTTACTATAACTCGAAAGGATCTTACCAATGAGTTATTCATAATAGGATAAGCAATCGCGCCTGTTCCATTTCCACCGCTGAATGTTATTGTGGCAGTATTAATATAACCTGATCCAACGTTTGTCATTACAACTTGTGTCACTTGCCCATTAGAATTAATCAAAGCATATCCTGTGGCCAATATCCCGCCAGACATTGGAGAACTAAATGTAACAGTAGGTTGCGTTGTATAGCCACTTCCTCCATTTTCTATAATTACACCGTCAATACTCAATAAGAAGTTATTGTACCACTGACTGTAAGTGCTTGGCTCTAACCACAACTGTGCGTTTGGAGCGGCGTCACTCACAGTTGAATAATGAGTTGTTTGAGCTATAGTATATGGTAAACCAGACATATTGTAATTGATTACAGGACTTACAAACTGAGGTACTTGTAAAGTTGAATTCCATATAGCTGGCAAATCAAAGTCTGTTAAATCTCCACCAAAAGTATCTTTTCCATCATAAATTAAATTAAATTGTTTTACTTGTACATGATAAGGCTTTACTTCTTGAAAATAATCAATAACAAATTCTTGATTATCAGGCAAATAAGTTTGATAAGGTAATAAATTCCTAATAGTATGGTCAACATCAACGTAACTGGTTTTTATTAACCACGATGGGTCAGTAAATTCACTGTATACATAGTTAAACATTAAAATTAAACTGCTATTACGTTCATATAATAAATCATTAATATAAATTTGCTCGTTTAAGGCTTGAATTATATAACGTGTTTCTGTTTGTGGTGTTTCGTCAAAATATTGACTGTCAAAAACTTGAGAATCAAATCCAAAATTTCCAACTGTGTAATTCCACAAATCTTCGGCAAATTGTATAGTACCATCTTCTAATCCAACACGCTGCCAATCATTAACAGGATCAACACCAGTACGTAGCCAAATTTCATATTTTCCGGCACCATTATTAATAACTCTTACACTTGACCCAACAGGAGCAGTGGAATAACTTAATGAACCTAGTTGTCCATAATTTTGTACTGCGGCAACTGGTGCTTGAGTATAATTATATCCTGGCAAGTACCAATTAATGTAATACCAATATTCTGGTGTATTATAATGTTGTATTTGTACTAAACTTAACTGCAAATCTGACTCTACTTCATATATGGTCCAACGTCCGCTTTGTGTACTGTCGTTGTCAACAAGATATCTGTAACCTACAGGAACTAGAGATAAATTTTGATAACCTAATACTTCTAAGTTAGGCACTTCGAAATTCCAAAATAAAGTATTTGCTGTACCAGTACCAGAACCAACACCGGTAGCCACAAAACTTAATCCAATAGTGTTATTTGCAGCGCCTATTGTTGTAAAATTTGTGTTTCCTAAAGTTGATATTGTATATGTTTTTCCAATAACAAAACTTCCAGCAGTTATTGTAATAATTTGAGGTGGCAAAGGTTCAGAAGAATCAAGCAAGGTAAAACTACGTGTTTCTGAAATAGGATATTGAGCTAAAATTGTATTTGCTCTAGTTAAATAATTTTTTAATGCTAAAAATCTATCGGCAAACATACTTTGACGTGGTCTAAATTCTACCCCGTATTTCATGCCAGGACTCAACAATGGGTCAGGAACAAGATTTCCAATTCTATCTACCCCGCATAAACTATCTTGAAATTTTCTATACAGTTGAGTATTTAAAAACGAATCAGAGATGCCATCTTTAATAATTTGATATTCTTGATGAATTATAGCATCATTAAGTTGTTGATCAAATCCAATGCTTAAAATTGTGTTGTTGCTTGATAATATATTTTTTGCGTTATATATGGCTATGGTTGAAGAATTCAATCCTGCTATATAAGGTAATCCACTACTGCGAGGATCATAGATATAACTTGCTACACCGTTGGCACTGAGAGTTTTTCCAGCACCTTGTTGTATTGTTGTTATTCCTTTTACCCAATAATAGTATAATGTTGTAAAAATATTATTTTTTCCAAGTTGTGACGATATTGAATAAGATATTGTACTTAAAACAGTGCCTTGTCCAGTATAACTTACGGGAGGCGAAGTACTTTCTATCCATTGATATACATCTACACTACTGCCAGGAAAAGTTTGTCCCCATCTACGACTAGCATATACTATGTCATCCTGGTTAGGATCAATAAATCTTACTGTATTAGTATCCCACCACATTTCACCTAAATGTTCTGGACCCCAATAATTACCATTATTATGTACTGAGCCTGTATTGTATTGTGCTGGATCAACTGCCCCAATGTAATTAATATTTTGTCTAGCCAAACCTAAAATTTTACCCTGTAATGGGTCAAAGAAATCAAAGTAAGTTTGTGTTGCTCCGTTAATAGTGCTGTTAACTCCTATTTCTTGATTGCCATTGTAGGCAAAAACACTATTAATAGAGTATACATCTACAACTGGTTGTTGAGTACGTATAGCTTTCCACGCAGGAGAATTTGTAGGATTATCAAATACTACAATATATCCGTAATTTGCGGTATTAGTAATTGGACCGCCAGTTGCGCCAACAACCAATTTACCTGTAACATAACTAGATGAAGTTCCAAATGCGTCACCTGTTTGTACATTACTATTGTATATTTGTTGACCAAAAGCAAATTGTCCTGGATTTGACGGAGAATTATTACTGCTAGGGAAATAATCATATGTATATGCTACTCCGCCATTAATTATTGGATTAAAGAATGTGGTACTGTGTTCATCAAAATAAGTTTTTCCGCTATCAAATGTAGTTGGTTCATATACGTTGCCATTAGGACTGCCTACTATTAAATTGACAGCACTTGAATCAATACTTAAAGATGCTCCAAATTGTCCATAAACAACAGGAAGAGGGCTTAAAATTTGTTGTGTAAATATAAATGTTTCAAATTCCAATAAATCAAATACCGAATTTACAACTCCAGGTAGCACTGTAAGTAAATTTCCTGCGGTTGCGGCTGCCGAATTTAGTACTCCTATGGTTAATCTTCCTGAAACAACAGTAACGGTATTTCCGGCAGCAGGCGGTGTTACAAAATATATACTTTTTGTTGATGGATCATAAGAATAATCAGCACTTCCTTGTATTATTGCGTTGACGTAAACAACAGTAGTATAGTTGTTAGCTGTTTCGTATAAATTACCTATATAAAATACTGAAGTAGAGCCATCACATGAAAATTGTAAATCAGGAGTAGCCGAAGCAAATATATTAGGAACATTACTGGCATTTATTGCTGCCGCAAATCCTGTCACTGTATTATTTGGAGAGGCTGGTACAGTAACTATACTATTGTTTATACGTAATGTTCCGCCAGGAATTAAAATTGGGTTAGCAAAAGTAGAAGTTGTTGTACCGTAAACTCTAGATTGATTTACTTGATGATCTACAGACCCAGCTTGTACTACATAAGTGCTGTCAAAAGGAGCACCTACATAAACACTACAATTAAGCGGACAAGCAGCAGTAACTGATCCATACATAGCTACTTCATTAGCAGTAGATGACGTAAGTTGTTGTATTTGCTGTATTTGATTAGTTTCAATTTCAATGATATCACCTACAGTAAATTCAATATTAGTAAAAGTAACAGTATTTCCATTTACACTATACTGACCTGAATAAGATTGGGCTGTTGTAAGTAAGAATATATTGTTAACACTAACAGCCAACGGATATGTTACATTTCCAGGAACTGTATAAGTCATTTGACTTGTATTACTAACAATATAACGTATTACACTACGATCAAAAATGTAAACAACACCAGCTTCGGTTAAATCGTTGACAGAAGCATTTGGGGCTCCAACCATTATTTGTCTACCATCTGTAGTAGTTGACACAGAAATTCCAAAATTGTCACCGTTAAGTGATTGGTTTGACGAAATGTAAGTAACATACTGCCAATAAGTATCAGTTATTACGATTATTTTCGCACCCAAGGCTGGTACAGATCCGCTGGCAAATGTCAGCACAGTTGTTGCGGAATTAAATGTATAATCTAAATATGGTCGTTGTAATTGTCCGTTGACAGTTACAGAAAAATTATAGTAATTTGTGGCATTGTATAGCAGTGAGTTAAGAGCAAATGATGTATTACTGTAATTTCCTGTTCCAGAAATTGTAAACCCAGTTAAAATACTGTTAACTGTGTTTGTTACTGTTAATGTAATATTATTAGCAGGAGTGGCACCGCCTACTAGATTTCCATTAATGACTATAGTGTCACCAATTTCATATCCTAACCCACCGTTAATTATAGTAATAGAATATAAACCACGAACTACATTAACTGTAAAGATAGCGCCTACGCCAAATCCAGAAGTACTGGACTGTTGAATATCATAATAATTGTAATCATCTAACTGAGCCTGTTGATTTCTTGTAATTTTAATAATTTGATTGGCACTAGGAGGATTAGTGAATATCACAGATGTTGCGCTAACTGTATAATCAATATTCAATATTGCTGTATAACTGTCATTAAAAGTAACAGTCAACTGTCCAGGGTGTGTTGAGCCATTTATTTGTAAACTATTAGAATAATTAAAAGTAGATGTAAATCCATCTGATGTATATGTAACCGATTGTGTTTCTACATCAATACGTTCATAAGCATACACAATATTTTTTGCTGGCGCAGAAATATACATCCATCTTTCGTCAGCACTTATAGTACCTGCCGTACCAAAATTTATAGAACTAAAATCAAGATCTGGTGCTACTAAAAGCTGTGTAATAGAATACTGAGCAGTATTAGGATTACGATACACCACTGCAGCGTATCCTGCCCCAGAATTACTATTTTTTGCTCCCACTACTGCCCATATTGCTGAACCAAATGATACAAAATTTCCAAAAGTTTGTGTAGCTGTAGCTGTTAATTTTAATAAATTACTGTATTCATAATCTGTTGTACTATTATGAAAATAACAGTACACACCCCCTTGATTGGTATTTAAATTTGGAGCACCAACTAGTAAACCTACATTATTATATGCCTGTGCTACGCTAGTCGCATATTGTGCCGATGATCGTAAGTCTTGTGAGATAGTTGAATTAGTTACAAATGGACTTTGTTTTTCTAAAGTTTCCCAATGTCCATTTCCATCGTTGTCTACCCAGGCTTTAGATCCAGGCACTAAACTGTTTACATAAGGCAACGTTGAAATATCACTAGCTTGACTTACTCTAGCATTTTGTAAATGGAAAATTAATCCTGTGCCTGTAACAAAAGTTACATTTGTATTTGTAAATGTAAAGGAAATTGTAAATGTTGTCGGCGAGGGAACTCCTAAAATTCTATACACACCATCAACACCAGAATTGAAATATTTTATTATTATTAAATCAGATACTGCTAAACCATGTGGTTGATTAAATTGTGCTGTGCTTGTGCCATTAAGATTGTCAGATAATCTTGTCATTTGACCAAAAATATCATTAACTCTGTAAACTCCCCAATCATAACTATTAACTTTAGCAATCCATATATAAGTTCCTATACCAATAGTAGAAAGATTAGTATCAATAGAAGTTGGATTAGCGATGTCAAACACTGTTATATCAATATCATCTAAGCACACATAGCCAGCAGAAGGCAAAGCTGATGGCAAACTACTGTTTTCATAAGTTGTAGGTAATATATTTGTAGAAGTTATAGCATAACTTTCTTTCCACAAATTATTTAGATAAAGTGTTTGATTGGCTTGACTAGCTTCGCCAGGATTTATAACTTGTATTGTAGAAGGATTATAATTTAATAATGCTTGATTTAATTGTATTTCAAAAAAACTTCTATTAGCTTGGGCACCATATGTTCCTGATAAAATAGCCCAATTTTCATAAATTTTATACTGTCCAGATTCTTTTCCGAGATTAGCCGCGTTAAATATTTCGGCTGCTTGTAAAGTACCTTTGGTTCCAATAAATTGTTGATAAAGTTGCACTTGACTGACACCGTTAAGATTCATATTCGTCATATATTGACGTGGTCTAAATCCTATAAGCCCAAAGGCAAATAAATTATTATCACTAGTTAAGTTTGCTTCGTAAACGTTGTAAGCATTGGCTAGCTGATTGGCTTTGTTGGCTAAATTTGGTAAAAGTCCGTTATCAATAGCTTGATAATCACTCTTTACCCATTCACTATAATTAAATGTTTTTTGTGGTTCGCTTATAACCAATGCTTGCCAATAAGTATTTTTATATAAAACAATAACACCTTTGGTATACTTTGTATATGAATTCCATTGTTCAATATTATTTAAATTAAGTATAAATCCTTGAGCATTGAGTTGCCCATCCCACTGTGTGGTTGTAGCAGCAGTTAATTTTAAACGTATTTGTCTGGCAGCGGTTATTGGATCATATATTAAGTCATTAAATTGGCTTGTATTATTCAATACTATCATATCTTCATAATTTGTATATTGAAGAGTCAAGTAATTTATAGTTTGATTATTGGTTGTTGTTAATGTAAAGGTATTATTGTCTCTATTAACAATCATTGTTCTTACATCTAATACTTTAAAATTTTGATCCAATAACATATTTTCCGGAGTTACACTGGCAATAGTATCAACTATAGATATTGGTTGAGTAGATGTTATAGATGTAGCACAAGGATTAAGATTAATAATTGTACCAACCGTCCAATTTTGAGTGGCAAAATTTAAAAATTCAGTGGCCATCTGGAACCAGTTCAGTGTATACCCATTTTCTATATTAGCAAACGTCAAGCCTTGACTTTCTAAGTATGTTCCGTAGCCCAATAAAAAGTCGCATACACCAGCGGTATTGGTAAATGTATAACCGTAAGGTATTTGTTTTACATTCTGTGTATACTGCGAAGGAACTTGAACTGTTTGATCCCCGGCAGTAATTGTTTTGTATAAACCAACTGGATTACTAATTTGTACATTAAAATAAGGTTGAATATTACTATATCCATACACAGTATATCCAATTCCTCCAGACCCTAATTGAGCAATTTCAACAATCACAGAACTATATGTTATACTGTTAAAGGGTTGATTTTTATAAAATAATACATTATAACTAGATGGTGTAATTTCTAAATTGTTATTAGTAGATTCAGGGCCAGCACGTTCTGTGAATATTTGAATATACATAGGATCACTAAAGGAGGCCATACGATAACATAAACGAACATCTAAGTTAGACAAAGCATTAGTTAAATCTGTAGTACTATTAACGCCTGTTTGTTGATTATAATCTACTATCCAATTAATATAAGAAGCTTTGCTTGTGCCATTGCCATAAATTTCTACACCAGAAGCATTTAATCTATAACGTTTGTTATACAAATACTGACCTAAAGTTGTGTCATAACGATATAAATCTCTGTCAGCAAATAAAGAGAAGAACTGAGCAGGCTTTGTAAGAGCTAACATACGCATTATAGCAAACGGATACGAAGAAGAATTCCACCAAGATGCTTGTGCTGGGCCACCATCTCCTGCTATCCAAGATTTTTGATAAGATAACGGATCTGTCAACCCAACTATAGATTCATTTGGTGGTAAAAGTTCGCCTTCTGTACCTGATGGTATGATTTTTGTAAGTCCTGGTCTGGCGTATTCGGGTAAAATATAAGGTCCTGCTGGGTTGGCAACAAGTCCTGCTTCTAAATCATCCCATAAAACTGTATTGCCAGAAGTATAAGGTGCTGGGCCATATCTTAAAGTCCACCAGGCTGGTTCTTCCGAAAACCCTAACATTTCCCAAGGAGTAGTATTTGGTGTTTCTGTATCATAGAAATAAAGATACAATCCTCTCCAGTTGCCCTGTAGTAATTGTTGTTGATTTATACGATTAGCTGATTGACTATAATTCCAAGTAAAAGGATTGCTGGCAATATAATCTTGTTCAGTATAATTTACTCTATTTTGCCCTACCCAAGACAAAAACGATTCGCTCATTATCTGATTAATTTCAGCGTATGTATAAGGTGTGGTACGGAAAAATCCTGGCAATAGAGCTGTTGTTTGTTCGGGATAAAATGTTGGATCAACACTGTCAGTTGATAAAGGTATAGGATTATCGTCTACTTTAATATTGTCATAAATTCTTTTTTCAAATTCAATTAAAACTTCATCACGTATATCACCAAAAGCAATAGTTTTACTGCCATCATGACCTTGAATTACTAAAGTAGGTTCAGAATATGTATAATCAAGATATAAACTAGGAGTATATTTAGGATATAAACCCATTTTACTAGGTGTGTTTGGACACCAACTTGCTACAGTTGTAGGGTATTCGTTAATAGTGACTACATCACCAACATTTAAAGGTATTAAAATTGTTAATTTAGGGGCGTCTGTTGATACTGTATATTGACTACCACGCAATAACAATACTCCATTTACATAAACCAATAATCCAAGATAGTTACCTGATGTGAAATTATAAGTTTGTATAGTATTAAAAGTTTGTCTTGTTATTGGGTTAACAGTTGTTGAATTAGAAGTGTAGTTTGAACCAACCGGTAACATATCACTCCAATAAAAAGGACTATTACTGTTGTTATTTTTAGTGATATAAGTTATAGCAGTATCAAGTATACTGCTTACTGATTGTCCAACTCCGATATCTAATTGAGTTACTGCGTTTAATAACTTATTTTTGTATTTTACATATTCTCTACTATTAAATTCAATTGCAGCAAAAACATTATAGTTTAGTGAACGTAAAAAATAACCAGCCAATGTTAAGGGCGAAGACTGTTGTAATATTTGTTGTCCGTATGGTACAATGTTGCCTAAATCTCGTGAATTATTTGGTCCATTTATAACTCCAGTAAAATCTACTAAATTTTCACAAATGGTAGAATATTGTTGACGTATAGTTCCTAGTGTAAATTGTTTACTGTTACCGTTAAAAGGATTATTTTCTAAGTTGATAGGAATTTGATAAAATCCTTGATTACTTACCTGCTGACTATATGCTAATACTTCAATAACATCTCCTACAACATAACCAGTTCCATTTAAAGTAATTGTAGTAGTATTAACCGCAGTATCTGTTATGTAAGTGTATGTTGACGGTAATTGGTAAACATTATTAATAAAAATTTGTAAAGGTGGCACATTCAAACTTGTTTCCACAACAACATCTAGTTGAAGAGGCAAAGTATTATATGTAAATTGGAATTGTTGCCTTGGTAGACTTGGTATTGCGGCTGTTTGCCAACCAATTTCTAAAACAAAATCAGTTCTGTTAGCGTATTGTCTTACAAATCCACTGCTTACATCAACAGTTATACCAACACCCGATGGTGTATATATAAAAGTGTCAGTATACAAATTGTTATCAAATAATATATCACCTATATTGTCAAGACTAAAAAATGATAAGGGAATACCTAATACAGCGTCAACTGGGTTATCAGGATTTTCTGCGTAACTTAATAATTTACAGCCTACAAAATTAGAGCTGGGATATTGACTAGTGTCACCAAAACTATAACCACTACTATTAAACACGTCAAACAATGGAGGTTGATTAACTTGGGTTTTTTGTTGTGTTTCGTACCAGTTTGTGCTGTCATAATAAAAACTAACACCGGTTAATGTATTGCCATTTAAACATACAGTTGTTTGATTTGCTAATACTGGGCTATAAGATACAGGAACTAAATTTATAACAGGTGTTGTTGATATTTCAGGAGCCGGAATAACAAAGTTTACTTGATAAATTTGATTTCTAACATTAGGATTACTGTCAACAGCAAATATTATTAAACTACCTTGTGCTAATTGATATCCATCGGTTCCATAACCAGTTTGTCCATTTACATTAAGTAAAGCATCTGTTTGCGTTAAATCTATGATATTTACCGAAGGCACACCTTGCGTACCAAAATTATAAAGTTTCAACCCAGAACGGAATTCTAAAATAGGTCTATTAGCTCTGGCTACATCTATAAAAACCGGTTGTGATTTATTATATGCCGCCGATGCCGCAATAACATCTTTATGAAACCATCTATTGCTACGAGTCCATGGATTTAGATCCGGACTAGCCATACTGATTGTCATATAATCAGGCACTAATGGCTGATGAATGTTGGCATCATAGGCTGTGTAACCGTATGGGAACTTATCATAAGGAATAGATACTTGTCCTAAATAAGTTTCAGGAGTAATAAAATCACTTACAGGTATAAGTGTAATACTACTTCCTACCCCGTAGACGTAGTAACTTTTTCCCTGATAAGATGAAGGAAATACTGTTCCTTGAAATGTAACATTGAGGCCATTTGTAAATACTACCCCGTTTGGACTTGTGTAATTTTTATGACCTAAAATTTCTTCTTCTATATTAATGGAAGCAGTAGTATCTTCTTGAATCAAATTTATAACACCAAAAAATGTTGGGTCAACACTGTCTTGATAGTATACAAAAGGCAACGCAGAAGTCAATAAAGGTATTTGTTCAAAAAGCCCACTAGAATTTCTATACCATTGAGTATTGGCATACTCTAAACCAAAATTAATTGTAAACTGTTCAGTTGATTCTGCTACAGCTTGAACAAAATTTAATTTTATTGTGTTTACTACATATTGAATTTGCCAAATTCCTGTTTGAACAGTAGTATCATTATTAGTGAATATTATAGTACGACCGTTGAGATTTGTTATACCATCAATACCGTTTGGATATGCTGTCAAGAAAACCGATATAGGTACATTATTAATTTGATTGAAAGATAAAGTCGATGGTGCTACTAAGTTTACTGTACCAATGCTGGTCATTGAGTAGTAAAAATTTTGAGCATCAGCGGCAGGAACATCAAAAGTAACAGTTCCTAAATCAGTACCATTATTACTAACTCCTAAAACTGTGCGAGATGATATATTAGGCGAATAACTTAAAACTCCGTCGATACCTGGTTCCGTTTGTATCCAAAATTCGGGTCCTGTTCCAGTAGTAGCATCTACAATATTTAATTGACCTCGGAAATTAAATTCCACATCATTACAATAATATAAAGTATCAGGAGCATCTTGTGGTACTGTAAATGTAACAGTACCTCTTGTAGCCCCGGAATTTGTAACTCCTTCTAACCATAAATTTGTAGTACCAAAACTTAGTTCTGTTTTTATATAAAATGCCAGGGATAAATTTTGAACTAGGTTCCAAGTATATGTATTACCGCGAACTAAGGTTAATGTAGGGTTCAATTCTTGCTCTATTGACCAGCCGCTTGTTCCACTGTTTGTCACACGATAGTTAACGGCTTCTGGAGTATTTTGAGCTACAACAAATTGATAAGCTCCTGTGCGAGCTAATGATAATGTAGGATTAACTCCATTATATCCACTGAATGTATATCCTGAACTGGTTCTAGAAACTGTAAATGTTTGTGTAGTTGGTATAGTTGTTGCGGCAACTGTTACTGTTTGTGGTCCTTGAGGAACCCAATAATACTGAGAATAATTATTGATTTTATCAAAATCTACAAAAGGATCCCAACTATAATATTCACTTTCAAATAGTCTGTCTGCTTGATTAGTTATACCACCCTGTGTGTTAATAGCATCAAGTATGCCAGGGTATGTTATAGCATCAGTAATTTTTGCTGTTACTGGGTCTACAGATATAACACCTGGTTCAAGTTGATAATTTCTACGACTTGCTGTAGGTTCTATAACATAATAATCGTTTGGATTTACACCTGGACCAACTTTTTGGCCTATATAACCTTGTGTTTGTTTATATTGCGGTTCTTGAGTTAGTTGGTCTATAGTCGCATTTAAAAACTGTTTATTAACAGGCGTTTGAAATATTTCAGGTAATAGATTAACGGTACGAACTGAATTAACCATTAGTAAACTCCATTATTAGAAGATTGTTGTAAGTTAGTACTGGTTAATGTATTAATTACTTCAATATCATTTACCGTTGCGCCGTTAACAAATATTTGATTAGGAGCACATTGAACTTCGTACAAATCTCCAAATGTCTGTTGACTATTAAGTGGTACTAATACTACAGATGCTATGTAAGTTCCAATCTGTGCGTGTATATAAGCAGCCAATTCACTAAAATAAAAAGTTTGACCAAATGTCCAATTAGCAATATCAAAATAAGCATTCATTGTAGAAAGTGTTAAATTTCTTAATTGGTTATTACTAGCATTAGTATTTGCCGCAGGAATAATTTTAATTATAGCGCGAAGTGCTTGGTCTGCTTTGTTACCAAATAAAGGAACAAATTGAACACTATTAAGAATCATATTGTCACTGATCATTTTATAATTTTGTAATCCCGCATACTGTGTTGTTAACTCTTCAATGGTTGGCGGTAATGGGTTTGTTACTGTATTTGTAGTATCTTGTATCCAAGCAGTATAAGCTGTATAATATTCCAATGTTACAATATACAAATCAATAATATTTGTACTACCTGGATCAATTAAATTAGTAAGAGCGCTATTGTGCCTGTATTGGAAATATAAATTTTGTCTACCAACCTGTGCTATCCAACCTGTAACAGCAGTTAACACTCTGGAATCCTGTAAAGTCAAAGTCAATTGATAAAAAATATTTTCTTGATAAGCATAGAATATTTGTCCGGTTACATATTGCTGTTTTACCGCTTCAATAGAATTTAGTGTTGGGTATATTCCAACAACAACACCTTCTGGTTGAAGCAAATATCTTTGTAAATTGTCAAAATCAGTAGTAAGTTGGAAATATACATAAGGTTGTGGTGTCACAGTACTATTGGGAGATACTCCTACTATTTCTTGGAAAAAATCTGGATCAGTTGGGATACCATTATTATTATAATCTTGATATCCAACTAATACTTGATAGTCATCTACTAATCCATCACTTAATACTGGTTGTCCAATAATTTTTAGTTTAATATCTGACAGCAACGGAGAATTGTTATAAGGTTGACTGTTTGTTTTTAATACTTTTATGTAGTCATTGATAACTGTACCACTACGGCTATCATATATTGCTTGATTAGTTTCAAAGAAAAAACGAACTTCTATAACACTACCAAAATAATAGTCAAGACTGCGAGATGATATTGTATACTGACTTCCATCATACGTGGCTTGTATCAACCAACTGGCATCAAGATTAGCACCTGATGTATTACCTGCGTATGTTTGACTCCAAGTAGAATTAATGCTTAAATTAGAAGCGGTAATTACATACCAAGTATAAGGAGTTCCAGTAATATTACCAGTTGGATCATATCCCAAACCAAAGTTAGCATTTAATACTATTTGATTTAGAATAGTTTGCTGGATAGTTGTACTAAAAGTGTTTACAAACAAAGGAATAACTTCAACAGCTATCGCTTCTGTAGGAACGTAAGTGTTTAATACTATAGGACCAACTCCACTAGTTAAATTTCCTAATCCTTGATTTGTACCATCTCCAACAATAGCTGTTGGACTAGCCCAAATAATTAAATGGTCTTCATCTTTAATAGGAACACCTAGTTGTAATTCATTGTTAACATCAAAATAATATCCAGTAGGAGGAACAAATTTTATTAAACAATTTTCTACAATAAATCTAGCATTATTACTGGCAGCTATTCCTACTGGAACAGGTTGCCCATTACTATTCATAAAATAACCTGTTGTTTCATTTACAATAGTGGTACTTTCTTGCCAAATATAATTGATAGCGGCTAAATTTACTCTGGGGAAATAAGAGTAATAAAATTGTTTTAGTGTTTCTGTAACTAAAATAGGTTGTATTTGATTAATAATAAGATTATTAATTTCGTTTGTAGTTTGCCAAGTGAATGTAAAGGCTGGCAAAGTATTTGTATACCACAAAGCTCCGTCACTTCCAAACACATTAGTAGATGAGTACTTTCCAGTTGGATCTACTAAGTCCAAATAACGACTTGTGCCAATTGAACTGCGATTTAATGCTGAACTTTTAATAATAGAGTTATAAGTTGTAAACGGAAAATTAGTGTAGTCTTCGCCATTAACCATGCGATTTTGTGTATAGTATCTAGCAGGAGCACGTTCTTTAATTTGTTGTATAGTTTCACGAGGAGCTGCATTAGTTACAGGATTTGTAAGTCCACAAGTAAAAGTAATAGTTTCTATTCCACCAGTGCGACTAACATAAGAAATAGGAATTTGTATAGACTGCATTTCTTCGGGATTAATTATATACTGTAATCCGTTAGAAGCACGAACATAAGTTCTAAATTGACCTACAGGAATAGCTGAAAATACGTTATCGCCAAATACTAAAGTAATTTGATCATTTGTTCGACTAGTTACAGAAAATACAGTGCGTAAATTTGGTGTCATTTGTTCAACGGCTGCGGCATAAACTGAGGGAACCATAGACCATTCTTGAGTTATAGTGCCAACATTATCCAACTGATATAACCAAATATCTGTATTATTAATTCCTTCTATGTTGATATTAACTGTACGATTAGCTACTTGATCTACTAAATTAAAATCCTGATTTTGTAATGTACCTTGTTTAAAGTAAAAGAAAAATCCGGTATTTGAACTCTGATATCCTAATTGATCATTTCTAAACAGTATGTTAAATATTCCATTAGGCAAAGGTGGCGGTTCATAAATGTAAGTTTCGCCCAAAGAAGTTGCGTTTACAACTTCAAATGGCATGTTGATGCTGTTAATAGTAGCATTATAAGGTATAACTGGCAAGTATCCCGGAACTAAATTGATTGAATACTCTTGTGTATCTACTCCCAATATTACTTGGTCGTTTCCAGGTGTGCCTACTTTTTGTGTATTAATTAAAGACGCATTAATAATTGAAGTAAACTGTTCTAACCAATCAAAATTACTAGGATCTGCCCAATTTACTGTAACATTGGCTAAATTAACTCCGTTGTAATCAGTAACGTTTTCAGTTGTAGTTACTGAAAAAACTTTTAAGTAGCCCGAAGATTCAGTATTACGTTGAGGTGTATAAGAAACTAAATTTGCTAATTTAATTACAGAATCACGACGTTCTGCTGTGTCAAGATAATTTTCACGTGTGTTTAAATCTGTACGAAAAGCTAATGCTTGACCCATAAAAGCAATAACATCAAGCAGTGCTATAAATTCTGATGATTCAATATAATCATTAAATGTTTCTGGGTAATATTGACGCAAATAATCTATAAAACTTTTACGTAATGTTTCAAAATCATAGCTTTGAAAATCACCTTCGCTATAAGTTTGATAGATTCTTTTCCAATCTTCAACCCCGAATAATACAGTTTGTCTTGTAGTGGTAGCCATTCTTTTTCCAGTGTTACAGTATTTATGACTAAAATAATGTACGTAGTTTTAGATTACACGTAACTGGCTGTACGTTGTGTTTGATTAAAAAATATAGATAAACGTAGTGCGTCTGTTGTGGCCACTGTTTGTAACGTTAATTCAATTAACATACCATTTTCTTGTGGGTAAGTTGTAATATTGTTGATAAAAATCCTAGGATCTCCGCCGGCAACACGTTGTATTTCGTTATAAATGTATTGCTGTGTTTCGGAAATTTGATTTTCAAACATATAATCCCAAAGTAAAGTTCCGTATCCGGGTCTACCCACTAATTCACCCTGTCTAATATTAAAAGCATTTAGTAAATCAATTTTAATTAAGTCAAGATCAACAGCAGTAAACTGTTTATTTTGTCCTATAGTATTAAATCCAATGAAAGTTGCCATAATATGTATTTATTTCATCCAAATTTACCAAGGCCATTAATAATGTTATTAATTCCTTTGTTAGCTAGATTTTTTACTCCGTTAATATCTACATTAATTGCTTGGTTAGCTAAAGATCCTAATCCTAAATTGTTACTTAATGTACCAGATACAGATGCAAGATAATCTTTAGCGGTTTGTATATTAAGAGCCGACGACAAATTTGAAAAATCAGGCAAATCATAATTTGGCGGGGTAATCAAAGGACTTCCAATTACTCTAACAGACGCTGCGTCTATAGTCAAACGATTAACTGTATTTGTAAATGCTCCCGCTACTTGTGTTCCGCCATTGCCACCAAATACTTTTCCCAAATCACCAAATGCTGAACCAAAAGATGAACTTATACCCAATGAATTCATAGCACTACCTATTCCTCCTGATATGGAATCTAAACTTAACCCACCAGACAAATTGTTTACAGCTCCGGTAATAGCAGAGTTTACATCGCCGCTAATAGTATTAATTTGTCCAGTAATGTCATTTACAGCAGATCCTATACTGGTATTAATATTGTTTAATGTACTAGATAACGCTCCATTTAAATTTTGAGATAATTGGTCACTGGCATTTGCCCATAAATTTGTAGCCTCAGTTCCAAATTTACTTGCTACTCCAATCAATGAACTTACATCACTGGTTACTGTTTTAGATATTGCGTTTATAGTTTCTGGAATCAGTGTTGATACCGAAGAAACTTGATTTACTGTGTTTGTCAACAGAGATGATGCTCCAGAAAATGTTGACTGTAACTGATTGGACACGTTAGCTATTGCTGTTTGAGCAAAATTAACAGCACCCGTTGATAAACTATTCAATCCTTGACTATAAACAGCTTTAGCGGCATCTCCTAAACTGTTAATATTTGTTGGAATATCTCCTAACTGTATAGAAGCCAATGCTTTGTTAATACCATCTAAGTATACAGGATCTCCCAATGTACTGGTAGTATTTTTTAATAGTAAATTATTCGAATCAAGTGTGCTAGGAATAGCCGTAAACAAACTTAATGGGGTTACAGAAGCTAATGTTCCGTCATTAGTATAAACTTGACTTTTAGCAACACTAGGAGTTGTTACAGAAGCCACAGGCGGTATTATAGTACCAGTATCAACTAATTGATTATAACTTTGTTTCATTAAGGAGTACTGAATTTTTGTTTGTAATCCTTCGTTATTTAAAATATTATTAACATTAGTAACTCCGTTTAAACCAGTCCACGGCACAGGAGAATTCATAAATGACACAAAATTATCAGGATTTTGATTAGTATTTTTGTTAACTGGACAATATCGTGCTGGGTATCCAGGTTTGATATAACCAGCACGTTCTAATTGAACGGCGTTAAAGCCATATTTACCAACACCATTTTCTTGAGTAATAACGTTGGCAGCTTGATTAACATCAGTAGCTATCTGAGCCATTGCTCCTTGAACTTGCGATGATGTTAAATTTCCAATTGGCGGCATGGGAGGAATAAACACACCTTGTGTTGGATTACTAATAACTTGAATAAAATCTGCTTGGTTTATAGGATTAACAACAGGCGTATTTGATAATGTTGTAGGTATAGGAGCTACTATAGGTAAGTTTGCTATTACTGCCAATAGTGTTTTATCATCAACTCCCGCAGTACCTCTTTGTAATCTAGTAATTCCAAATTTTTGAAAAGTTTCAACCGGATGCGTAAGTGTATCGCCAACTTTATATCCAACAAAGGTACCGGCAGCTACTTGTTCATAAAAAATTTTATCGGCAGCAGCCTTAGTTGTACCAGCAGGAGCATTTAAAGTAAAAACATCACCGGAAGGAAGAGTATATGTAAATTTTGCCATTATTGACTAGTTGAACCTTGTTCAGATAATACTTGCGAAGCAGTAGAAGCTGCCGTTTGTAAGGCACTAGTAACGGCATTGCCAGTTTGTGTTATGGAAAAACCTGGTGGTATCGCAGGAGCACTAGGAGGTACACTGTTTGTTCCATCAGATAAGGACACGTTAACTTTAGTTCCTTGATTATGATAAGGCCAAGGTTCGTGTGTTGGGGCTCTTGTAACAACACTTTGAAGTTTTGTTGCAGATACTTGCCAGCCCGTTGATGTATTAAAATCAGCATCAGGCATCAAGTAAGTAGTAAGACCTTTGGGAGTTTGTAGTGATCCTGTAACCCCAGAAGATGTTCCAGAATTTAAATCGATACCTGTGCCATCAAAACTTAAACTGCCGCCGGCAGTCCAAGCTCCGTCATTACTTTTCAACGCTAAAGCTCCTCCTGTATTGACACCTATACTTGTTTGTCCATATAATTCTAATTCTTGCTTAGATATTATAGCAAAATTTTGATTGCTTTGTATTATTGTATCAAGATTACTTAATATAGACAAATTACCGCCAGCATTGATATTAATGTCTTGATCGGCATGAAGATTCAATGTTCCTCTAGTTCTTAAATTAACACTGTTAGTAGTAAAAATATCTAATGTACCTTCTTGTCCCAATTCAATCCAAGCCTGTCCATTGGCATGAGCTATATATAAACACTTTCCATCGTCACTCATTGTAATTTGATGACCCAATGCAGTACGAATACGAATTAATTGATTAGAACCATTAATATCTCCGTCATCCATTACAAAACTATGCCCACCACGACGACCAACTACTGCTGTTTGTGCTGCCGTTACGTTACCTGACTCTATTTGTTTAACCGCAGTACTGTCTTGTAACCCTCCGGCGTATATTGGTCTACCAGGAGTTGAAATGCCGTGAGCACTACTAGGACTTTCTCGTTGACTAGAACTAGTCACTGATCCGCGAATAGGATCATTAACTAATCCCTGTTGGAATAACGCACTGGCAACATAACTATGAACTGGTTTAGTTTGATTAAAAAATTGTGGATTCTCTACAATTTGAGTATTTTCCGGAGCGTTATTAATTTCAACAACAGGCAATTGTGTTGATTTATTAAAATAAGCAGTCTGATCTTTATTTTGTGGCGCAAACTGTGTAGCGGCTCCTATAGTAGGAGTCATATGATTCATGCCTTGCTCTTGTATACATCCTATATAGTAACCACCGTTGGGATCTCCTGCTACTAAAAAACACAAAACTTTAACTCCAATGTCAGGTACTTGAAAACTCATACCATAACTTTGTTGATTGCTAGTTGAACCATATGTTCCCACACCAGCACTTGTGCTTGACTTAGGAGTTGCTCCAGCATAAGGACTTACATAACTCATAGTACGCCAAGAACTTGGTGAACTTTTGTTTCCTGCGGCAAACTGTTTTATATAGACTTGTATTCTGCCACTACGTGTTGGATCTATATTGTTCATTACTTCTCCAACATAAGGCCCAAATTCTGTAGGCATTCCGCCAGCATCAAATTTATAATTTTCTGAACGACCGGTGCTTCTTACTATATTTTCTGCCATTTTAGTATCCTATAATTAGTTTTCAGATGAATCGTCTCCGGGTGCCATTGTTTGCGGTTGTTGATTAGTTTGCAAACTATCTGATATTGAATTCAAAGATAAACCTCCGCCTCCGTTAAAAGTAAAAGGATTATCAGGGTTGGCAATACTAGCAGGTACAGATACTACTTCGCCATTAGAACTCACTGGATCTGCCGGAGCTGCTGGTTGTGTTATGGGATTACTTATAAATCCACTATTTGGACTAACAGCTGGACTAGGACTTTGTGATGTTAACCCACCAGTTGCGTTCCAGCCTAACCCATTATTGGTTAAAACATCACTGTTTATAATTGAAGATCTCACAGCGCCTGTTAAAGGCCCAGAAAATGTAAATGGATTATTTGGATTTATAATAGATTTAAGATCTTGACGTTTATTATTTTTAAGACTTTGGCTTTCACTAGCTTTTCTAGCGTTTTCCTGTAGCTGGTCTCTTGCCAAAGCATAATTGTCTTGATAAATTATACCCTCGAGTTCTTGTTCAAATTTTCCCTGCCTAAAAGAACTTATAATTTTTTTTCCTGTATAAAGCAATCGTGCTTGCGGTTGAAGTAAATCTGGAATACCGTTAGTAATATATTGAGCGTTGGTATCGACTAGTCCTGTATCAAAATTATAATCAGCTGGTCGATTGAATACAATACCAAAGAATACTTGACCTGTTTCTGTATTGATAGATCCATCTTCATAAAATGGCGTATAATTAAAATTTTCAGCAGATATCGAATTAGTTAATTCTCCTTGAAGTATCAAGCCAGGATCACCGACAATTTTTAATCTTACTTCTCCCTTGTTTGTTACAGAATATAACCAGTCGGCAGCACTTGCTCCAATTAAGCCTGCTCCGTCGGGCGCATATTGACTACTAACAGATAGACCAGGAGAATATGATTTTGAAATTAAAGGAGTGTTATCATTTTGAGAAGGATCTACTGTGTTTTTTAAATTTGTTAGTATTCCCGAACTGGCAGCTCCGGCCCCGTCTGGTGCCGCAGTCAATATTTGATAAAACACGGCATTGTAATCTTGTTCAAAATTTAATACTTGAGTATTTGCGCCAGTAAACCAATAATTAAAAAGTTTGTGTACCCCTCTAAATGCGCCTGGACTAAAAAATTGACTTCGTAAATCAGTAATCGAATATTGATTAATTATAAAAGTCATTTTATAAGCCCACAAGTTACGGATACTATCCCACCCAAGATTTTCTGACTTAAAAGAAATTTTGTACCAATTTATGCCTCTTGTAGAATTTTTCAGCTTTGGATCAGGTGTAAATTTTCCAGTTTCAGAATCAATAGTTCCGGCAGCTTGCTTTGTAATATAAGTGCTAGTTCGCATAACTTGATCAATAAATTGAACAATTTGAGTCCCTGCTGTGACTTCAATAATTCTTGTGTTTGAATCCATTCTGTTACTGTTGGGTAGCTTATTTTTAGCAGAATTTGTACTACTAGACATACCTACTAGTTTATAATTTGTTGTACCAGTTAACTGAACTTTTTCAGACCCTAAAGTCGCTGGGGCAAATTTAATTTCATATTGATCAGGTATTTGGCACAAACCTTTTTCTTTTAACTTAACTTGAAATGAGTTGAGAGCATCACATAAACCAGTAAAAACAGTAATAGTATTAGGGCTAGGAGCACTGTCAGCTTTAGGAGGAGCAGAATTAGTTGAAGAGTTTATACCTAACTGTTTTTGTCTTCCTAATATTTGTGCTTTTCTAGCTTTGTCAACATCTGCTTGTGTGGCTCCTATTGGTAAATCTATAGCCAACCCAGAACCTCGACTGCCATTAGCTGCAGCCGGGTTAGACGTAAAAGGGTTTAGTTTACTGATTCCAGGCATTACAATTCCCAAAAGTGTTATATGTAATCATAAATATTCCTTAAAAATTTCCAGCAGTAAAGTCCATACCGCCCGGTGTAAATAATGGATTATCTCTTCCAGTGGCAATACTAGGCAATGATATAGGCGCAGTTGTTTCTGCTGGCGCAGGCGGAGCAGCTTTGTTACTACTTTTAGTATTAGTACTTTCTCTTCCTTCTACAGCCTGTCGACCAGTTGATCCGTTGCCATTTAGAATTTGCTCAAGAGTTTTGCCCACCAAATGCATGTTAAAAGGAATTGATGCTCTTTGTGTTGATGTATGTAACGAATATGGTATAGCAATTCCTTCAATTTTGTATTCAATTCCTTTACTAGCTAATTTGTAGTTAAGATTTTTTAATTTAAACGGAAAATATTTTCTTACAATAAGTCCTTGTTCTGTTTTTATTCCTCCTGTTTGATTTCCTGGTTTACCTGGAGACCATAAATTGCCTTGATCGTCGTATCCCCAAAATGTTACTACCATAACATAGGTAACATTACCGTAATCTGGTGTAATTGCCTGCTTGGGGTCAAAAGTAGTTGTTCCTGCTGTTTTTGTTTGAAATTCTTTATAAAAAGTTTTAACTGCTTGAGCTAATATGTTTGGAAGAGTTATGCCCGAGGGTTCAAACACAGTGAATTCCAAAGTTGAAACTGAATGAGCACTATTTGTGCCTTTACCAACTAACAAAGAAGTCATTGTTAAATTGTCAATATAAAAATCATTGGAAAAATATTGATTTCTACCACCTACTGGTTGATTATTATTTTGTGTTGTATTTTTTTGTGATGGAGGAGCAGCACCACCGCTTTGTACTAATAATGACCAAGTTTCAAAATTGGGATTTGTTAAAGCAAAAGTATTAAATTGTTCTTGTGTTATCAAATACCAACCCAATGTATAAGTATAACTGGCGTACTGATCCAACACATTAGGCTGAGTAATAATTTTACCCGGAGTTATATCCGCTCCGTCAATTTCAGCATTGACGCCCGACACGGTGTTGGGACCATAATTATCATCATTACTTTGAGCAACACCCGGAGTAGAGGCCGCACTATTAGGATTTCCTGTATTAGGCACTTGCCCTGCTGTGCCGTTAGCATTAGCTGGGGTTGACTGCGACTGTTCTGTTGTAACAGTAGGAGATGTTGAATTACTTGGATTTTCAACAATGTTAAGTACTATTTGCGTTCTTTCCGTTATTGCCCGTACGGCCTGAAGCTTTACTTCGGCCGCTTGTTGTAAATATTCAGTAGCTTGTGTGTCATTACCTGATTCAGTTGCAGCTTTAGCTTGAGCAGTCAGAGTATTATATTGACTCATAAGAGCTGTTACTCTAGCATCTACTTCAATATATTCAGGTGAATCAGTAAAGGATGCCATATTAAATTCCTAACACTGATTTTAGTGTGTTAATATTTGGCAAATATATCTGTGTTCCAGAAGTAAAATCAAATGGTGGAGAATTTAAAGTATTGGGATTACGTTGGTAAAATACCCACCACAAATTACTGTTAGAATACAAGTCAAATGCCAATAAATCTGGTCTATATTGATAAGTTAAATTTATTGTAAAGTATTGATCATCGGGATATTTTGGTATAGGTCGATTTACCATTACATCCAAAAAAAACTGACTGTATTGTGTATTATAATACGGGCTAGATGTGTCATAAACTGCCATTACCAAAATCCTCCTTTAAGTCCGTTGCCGTTGGCATAATTAGCTAGACTAAATTGTGTACTGACTTTTTGTCTACTTACTACCGGTAACAACTGTATAGTTATAGTCATTTTAGTTGGAACATAAGTTGGCGGCTGAGGCGCATTTGTCGCAGGAAACCCAAAAAGCAAACTACCAACTTGTGAAACTGCCCCTATAGTAGCCCCGGCATTAGTTAATCTTGAAATAGCAGAATAAGCTCCTGTGGTTCCCAAATTAGATAATGCGTTTGTAACTCCGCCCAACGGAACAGAACTTCCAGCTTGATTGACAGTATTTGCTCTTATATAATCAACATCATCAGGTAAAGAATAATTGAATGAGGTTAATACACAAGGGTGTTTGTTAAACTGGTATTGCCCTAGTCCAGATAAAAATAGCAATGGTGGCGGCGCACCACGTTTAGGATCTTGTCCATAAAACATTTTAGATACACTTTTAAAAAAGTGTATAACAGCCAAAAGATAATTGGCATCTTGTGTGTTTTGAGCTGTGAAAAAAGCAGTTATGTTTATAGGATCAACGTTACTACTTTGATAAAAATATGATTTGTAATTTGAGTGTGTTAAATCAAATGTTTGGTAATTGGCTTTAAATCCTACATCAATTTTAGGAGTATAGGGAAATATTACACCATCAGTAGCGGCCAGCGGAGCTAATATACCAGGTCCTGAATTTGGTATAGTTTTTATAGGAGTAGCTTTATAAAGATAATCTGCGTTTTGTGCTAACTGTAATCGCACACGCCAGTCATTACTAGATGTTGTTACACCACCAACAGCTGACCTCGATGGTTGTTTTTTTGCGTTGAACACTCCAGATATAACATTAGATATCGAAAAACCTGGATTAGCTTGTTGTACAAGACTACTGGTGGTATCAAGTTCAGGAGAATTTGCGTATGGATCTTCGGCCGGAGCCGGACTAGCTTGTTGTACAAGACTACTAGTAGGATCAAGTTCAGGAGAATTTGCGTATGGATCTTCGGCCTGTTGAACAAGACTACTGGTGGTATCAAGTTCAGGTGGAGCATTATATCCATCTAAAAATGTTTCTAAAGGATCTGGTTGAGTATTGATAGATACTACAGATGTTTGTTCAGTTTTATCCGAAGGAACTTCAGGATCAGGCGGATTATTCTGAACAGTATTTGTATCAAATGGAACATTTGTAATCGATCCATCTGGATTAACTATCAAATTTGGTCTTGGTGTTATTGCCATTATTTTATCCTATACCATATTTATGACTATAATAAAGTGTCCATTTAATATAAAAAGGTTGACTTCTGTTGTTTTTGTGCTACAATAAATAATTACTCAGGAGATTAACTAGTGGCCACAACCGCAATAGGAAAACAAGGAACTAAAACAATATATCTCAATAATCGAGATATTCTAACACAAATACATCTTAGTAAAAATACTTACTGTTCATTTTTAGATCCCGTAAACGATCATCAGTATGATATTATATTACCCAGTGTGTTAAAAATAAATCAGCGTACTGTAGCAGAAGCTAGACGTAATCGAGCTGATCGTATTAAAAAAGAAACAGGGGTAGTTGTTGATCCTAAAAAAATCCCAAATACAGATTTAGTATTTAGAATTACGTGTTGGGATCATATACCAATGGCTCCTAAAAAGATACCCAAAACTGCTACAAAAAAGAAAAAAATTGAAGATTTATTTGATTTTGATGTAGCAGAAGAAGATGATATTTTGCCCCCGTTACCAGAAGATAATTTAATGAGTGACAAATATGTAAGACTTCCTTTTCCGCCTTTTTATCATTATAGAATAGACGAAAATAAAGAACCTTATATTGTGGGCAAAAGCCACTGGAAAGGTGATTTAAACAAAGGAGAATTTTGTAAAGATCACGGAACCATGACACGTATTTTAGCTACTATGTTTATGAAATTGTGTGATCGATATGCTACTCGTAGTAACTGGCGAGGTTATACATACAATGAAGAAATGCGTGGGGCGGCATTAGTTCAACTTAGTCAAATTGGATTACGGTTTGATGAATCTAAATCACAAAATCCATTTGCTTACTATACGGCAGCTATTACAAATTCATTCACTCACGTTTTAAATAGTGAAAAGAAAAATCAAAATATACGTGATGACATGTTAGAAATGAATGGGTTGAATCCTAGCTGGACTCGACAAAATGCCGGTAAAAAAGATCCAAACTCTGAATCGATTGTGACTATTACAAATTTTAGCGAAGAAGTACCAGAATAATTGTATTTGCTGACATAATAGTATATACTTTTGTATATGACAAATCTATTTAAAAAAGCCGCAGTGATGACAGATATTCACTGGGGCTTAAAATCTAACAGTCTAGTTCATAATCAGGATTGCGAAGCATTCGTTGATTGGTTTATAAAAAAAGCCAAAGATGAAGGTTGTGAAACTGGAATGTTCTTAGGAGATTGGCACAATCATCGCGCCAGTATTAATTTACAAACACTACAATTTAGTGTTAGAGCATTGGAAAAATTAAGTCAAGCATTTGATTGTTTTTACTTTATTCCTGGCAACCATGATTTATATTATCGTGACAAACGTGATATACACGGAGCAGAATGGGCTAAACATATTCCAAATATTATTATTGTCAACGATTGGTTTAAACAAGATAATGTTATTATAGCTCCGTGGCTAGTTGGCGATGATTACAAACGCCTACACAAAATGTCTGCTGATTATATGTTTGGACATTTTGAACTTCCGCATTTTAAAATGAATGCTATGGTTGAAATGCCTGACCATGGAGATATCAAATTAGATCACTTTGGTGGGGTTGGCAGTGTGTTTAGCGGTCATTTTCATTTGCGTCAAAAAAGAAATAATGTAACTTATATAGGAAATTGTTTTCCGCATAACTTTGCCGATGCCGGCGACGAAGATCGAGGCATGATGGTATTAGAGTGGGGCAAGTCTCCGTTATTTTATGCTTGGGATGAGCAGCCGTTATATCGTGTTATGAAATTAAGTGAAGCCATTGACCAAGGTGAAAATATTTTAAAGAAAAATATGCATGTTCGTGTGGAATTAGATATTGATATATCATACGAAGAAGCTTCTTTTATCAAAGAAACATTTATACAATCACACAACCTACGAGAAATGGCTCTAATACCTAACAAGCGCACAGATGTTGATGTAGACTTAGCACCCGGCGAAGTAAAATTTGAAAGTGTTGATCAAATTGTTACCGATCAACTTACTAATATAGAATCAGAATTTTATGATCCTAAACTACTATTGAAAATATATCAAAATCTATGATCCAAAAAATAGACTTACCTGTTCCGTATGCTAAATAATGTTGAGGAGATTATTAATATGTCAGCATACTCAATAAAAACATGGCTTAACAAAGGATTTACCAAAGAAGAGGCAAAATATCAGATTGCTATCCGGCGTCCAAATAATGTATTGTACTACATTAGCAAAGGACTTAGTAAAGCTGAAGCAGAACAAGCGGTTAAGGATAGGCAAAGTAAAGGTGGGCAAGCGCGAAAAAATATGTCTGCTGAAGAAAAGCGAGCATTAACACCTCGCTGTGTTGAATTTTACTTAGCTAAAGGCATGAGTATAGAAGAAGCTAATATTGCGTTGGGCGATTTTCAAACAATGTTTTCAAAATCTAAATGTATCAGGAAGCACGGCGAAGAAGAGGGTTTGCGAATATTTAATGCAAGGCAAGATAAATGGCAAGCAACACTTAACGATAAGTCAAACGAAGAGAAAGATGAAATTAATTCACGCAAAAATCGATGGATTAATTTAACCGAAGAGGAATCAATTGCATTAAAGGAGCAAGTAGGCGCTAAAGTTAGAGCCACAACATCGCAAAGAACTGCCGAAGAGAGCAGAGCAATAGGCAATAGTATTCGGTCCGGTATGGTAACAACTGGGCGAGCTACTCCTGAAGAATTAGTTGATAAGTTTTTACTTTACAAACGAAAAGTATGGGCCGAAACTAATCGGAATGATTTATCGAGTTTACTACACTATGGTCTACGCAGTCGCACAGGATATCACTTAGATCACAAATACAGTATTTTTCAAGGCTTTGTTGATAACACACCTCCGGAAATTGTTGGGCATATTAACAATTTAGAAATGCTACCATATCAAGAAAATTTATCAAAATTTAACAAATGTTCAATAACGCTAGAACAACTTTTAGAAAGCATCAATGATTAAAATAAAAAATATGTCAGTTAAAAATTTCATGTCG